TGCGACACTTCATCCCGTGTGGATGCCAAGTTGTGAATTGACTCATCGTCCATGCGTCCGTGAATAAGATCGTCCACGATCGCACCAATAACGCCAATACCCGTTGCGCCGATGCCTAGATAATTCTCTGCAAGGACTTCACTGATAGATACTGTCTCCATATTATTTGCCACCATTCTCGATACCGTATTCCTGCGTATTCATAGTTGAATAATCAGTCAATAGGATGAACTCTACAAGTCCGTCATCGTCTGAATGACAACCGATCATTGCGTCGCACCATGCTTGTGCGTCCCCGTAGTCCGCAAACTCGCGGTTGAATATTGACTTATCTGTATCCTTCGCAATTCTTACGCTTGCTAATATCATTGCTGTCTCCATTGTCTAGTAGGTATTTGGTAATCGGCTTGCGCCTTGTGCCTAGTTGGAATTGAATCCCACGCCATATGCGCTAGGCGACTCACCTAGTGAGTGTTATGCACTGTGTGTGCCGTCACCGCCCATTGCGATGAGTGTTGCACGATTCCACGCCTCACGCACTGCATCGTTTGCAATTAGTGCCGTGTTGGTGGTGAGTAGTTCAATGACTTGCGCCTCAAACTGATCTAACGCCTTTGCGCTGTATCGTGCGATCGGTTGCGATGCAACCATGCCGTGTGGGTAGTTCACCGTGTCAAAGATCGTGAACTGCACCGACTCATAACCACGCGAACGATCGTAATACGCGAACTGAATGAACGCGGTGAATCGCTTGCGGTCTGCATCGTGCGAGATACCGAGTGACACCATCCCACCGACTAGTTCGCCTTCAAACTGAATTGACTGCGAAGGACTGTACCAACGGTAAGAGATCTCACGATCTTTGACTTTGCGTATTGCTTGTGCGAAGTTCGCACTTTGCGTGATAACTGACATGTCTAACTCCATTCCTAGTAGATAAGCGATATTGCTTATACACACACAATACGCAATAGGTGTTACAGAGTGTGACATCGCCACTGTGCGGTATCGCGTATCCGCTATATCCGTGATCCAATATCTACGATCAGATATACGATCATTCATCGGCATCCCCGACCTTCGATCGAGTACCCGACCAACTAATTACCCGACCAAACAACCGACGCACGGCGACGGAGCCCCGCAAGTATTTGTTTACCCGCATCAGCCCCGCGTGCATCGTCGCACGGCGGGACTACAGATATCAAAAGTCAAGTTTTTTGGCATGATCGGCTGTTCCCGACGTCATCGGCAATCGGCAAATTGACGTTCACTCGACGTGATCGACAAGAAAGTCAACTTTTTGCAAATTGTCGAAAAAAATGCGTTTTTACCGATTCTTCTGGTTTTCTGGAAGCCTTATGTTATAAGGGTTTCATGGAGGTGGGTTTTGTGGAACTTCCCGAGCCGAGAGAAAACCGTCGAAAAGAACAACTTTTTGCACATCCGGCTGCCAGGTCCCATGATTCCGGGTAGGTCCTGCTTCAGGGTGCTTGGAAGCCCCGTTAGGTTACTTGCGCTGAAGTACAGCGCGGGACTCAGAAGAGAGTGGGCGCATCATCAAATTGGTTGCGCACTTCGGTGCAGATTTTGTGGGCGTATCCGAGTGGGGCTGAGGGTTTCTTTGGTGTCCCCAAGTATTTGCCATCTCGGTATTCGATCCATGAAACGATCTTCACGCAGTAGGCGTGGTTCGTTGTGTCTATTTCTTGTTCACAGATGGAGCAGTTGACTTTCATTTATGCGGTGGCTTCTGCTTTCAGAGGGGCGACGATCACGGAGAGTAGATCTTCTACAGGGAATTGTAGGTCGCTATGTGACCTGATGTCAAGGAGAAGGTCGATCATTTCTGATGATGACACGAGTTCACGACCTGAGATATGTTTGATCGCATTGTCTATGAGGTTAGTAATAGTGCTAATTTGTTGTGCTGTTTCCAAGAGACTTCTTCTTTCTAGGTGCAATAGTTGGTAGATAGTTTATCGCATAATCGTAGGTATGACGCAGACAAACGATGTTGTCGTTGTACAAGGAGAGTGCTGTCGAACAGCCTTCCCATGCACAACGCCGAACACCGTTGCTGTCTTTTTTAGGTATAAGAACAGGTTTACTCTGCAAGTTTCGCCCACTCCTCGTCGCCAATGAGTTCTGATGCTTGCAGTATCGCTTCCTCTACATCAAAGTGCACGCAGTTCAACCAACCCGCTTCGCCAACTGTGTCGTCGTCTGCGTACAGATCAAACCATGCATTGTTGTCAAACTCAATGCGTTCTTCGTCTATTGCTTTCTGCAACTGTTCATCTGTTTCAATGCCTGCTTGCGCGAGACGGTCAGAGTATCTGATCACCTGATGGTTCGCATTGTCGATGCGTGCTTCTTTGCTATCCCAAACATGGAGACGCATCTCGCCATCGCAGTAAACGCTGATGGTGCGGTCTTTGTAGGTAACCCGTGCCACAAGTTGGTGTGCATTTGCGTCCCAAACATAGAACGCAGGGTCTTTGCAGAACTCTCGCTCGTGGGGTGTTTGCTCACGGGTAATGATTAGGTCTTGCATTATTTCTCCTTAGTAGTTTTAGTAGTTGTAGAGATAGTAACGCAGGGGTGTTGTGCGGTTATGCGTTTCCTAACAACGCCAATGCTTCGTCTATTTCGATGGTTGTTTTGATGGAGTGATCCCCGTCGTATGCAACGGTGACATAGTTTGCACCAACGGACGGGTTCTGTGCTATTTCACAGATAGACCCGTACGCCTGCGCTACTGCATCTAGATGGTTGTCTGCCTCGTAGACCATTTGCCAAGTGACGATGTACTGCATTAGACGGACAGACTTTCCTGCCACGAGAACATTGGGGTAACACCAAACTCGTCTTTTACGGAACGGGTGCTGACCTCAACATCAACCTTGTATTGCTCTAACAATGCGAGGATCTCTGCGAGTTCCGCCTTGTCGGTTGCGATGCTGTAACGCAACTCGTGCATACGGGTGTTTAGGGTCTCGAATGTTTGCTTTTTGTTACGGAGTTTCATTATTTATCTGCCTTTCGGTCTGCTTGTGGGTCTCTTATTTCATACTGACGACCTTCGCGTTTTACGAAGATGTCAGGACGATCTTGAACGATCTTGCGGACGGTTGCTTCTGATATGTCGCCAATTTCTGCAAGTTCTTTTACGGTTATCAACTCAAACACATGGTTCTTGCACCAAGACATGATGTCTTGTTTGCCGTCTTGTGCCGTGCGCCAACCTTCACTTGGTTGTGCTTGCGCCAAGAGTTCTGCCTTGATGTTGTTTGGTACGAGATCACGGACACGCTTAGGTACTTGCGCAACCCAAACAGGTTTACCGTATGTGTTGATCGCTTCGGTAACTTCGCGTATCGCGTCGTCTAGTTGTGTGTCTACTTCGTTGCTCATAGTACCCACTATACGCAACGGGTGTGACAAAGTGTGTGATGCCATTAGAACAGTTCGCTTTCATCTAGGAGGAACTCAGGAACTCGTAGTCCCATCTGCGCCTCGTCGATTACTATTGCTGTGTCGTCAAGGAGTTCACGGACTTTTCGTACCGCTTCCTTGAATACTGCTGTCTGCTGTGCCATGTCTACTCGCAAGAGTTCCCCAAGTATGACCTCGTGGTTTTGGTCTAGTGCCCGTCGGATACGACTAAGACTCAGGTAGTCCTGATCCATGATCTCTCGCACACTCATTTGTGTTTCTGCCATTATTTTTATTACCTCTTCCAAAGTTCTAGGTTTATCTAACATCATCATTATATACACAGCCCCAACAAATAGCAACCCCGACAACAAACAAATGTTCGCCTCAGAAACCTATATACGCCACCGTTCAAGTTGGTGTATTCGATGTGTATGCCCGACTGTCGGGTAATGACGTCCCACTTCTTGCTCGGGAGCCCCGCTTCGCTTCTTCGCCTTTCCAGTCGGCGGGACTATAAAAGACTTGCAAATCCCCGACGGCTCAGATAAACTAAAAGAAAGTACTAGAAAAAGAGGTTGCATGGTCGAGGAAGAACTAAAAGTTTTAGAAGAAGTCAGTAAACAATGGGTCTTGTGGCGCAAAACCAACAATATCCAAAAGAACTCGTGCATCTTGGCGTGCAACTTTGCGCATCAAATGCTGATCCGCCTCGGAGTTGAACACGAAGTCCTTCCTGTCGGAACCACAGTATTCAACCGCAAAGGTTGGGAAATGTTTGGAACCGCAGTCAACCAACTCCCTGATGATGCGTGGACAGTCCATTGTTCAAGCCAAACAGAAGGTTTGGGTTTTGGCGGACACACCGTAATACACACGGAGAACTACTTTCTCGACTTGACGGCGTTGCAGTTTTCTCGACCCGAGCACGAAATCTTTGTCGGCGAAACTTTATTAGTCCCGTTAGAGAATATGGAAGTTTTTGAGCGGGGCTCACAACCCCATGCGGTGCATCTCGCATTCCGAACCAACAAGTTTTGGACTTTCCCGATCGGGTCGGGGCTGTATTCGTACTACCTAGAGAAGTGGAACACGATCTACCGTAAGTCACCTGATTGGAACATCTCAGCGAGGGAGTTAGGTATCCCAAGCATCATTGAGGAACTGCGAAAAGGTAGTTGACATTGTTATATATATTGGATACACTTTTATTACCTACTAGAAATACAAGGAGCAAGAAATGAACGAGAACAGTTATCGAACAGCAAAGACCGTGCTCATCACGGCGACAGTAACTATTGCGTCAGTATTCGCATTTAGTTTTCTGAAAGAACAGAACCAACAAGACAACGAGTTCTTTTGCAACGGAGCACCTATCACCATCAAAGACGGTGACACTCTCTATTGGATTGCACGCACAAACTGTGAAGGCAACACCATGAATGTTGTAGATGAACTTGTACGAGTTTATGGAACTGACTTGACGATTGGTGACACGATCTTCCTACCTACGCACCCGAACTGTGAACTACGCATGACGGACGGCGGACAAGTAATGGAAGATTGCAAGTAATAAACAAAAATATATAACTACTAGACAAGGAGAAAAGTAATGAAAAAATTGTTTCACGACATCAGGCACGCAGAGGCACTTAGTTGGATAATGGCTATTGTTTTTATTTTGTGGATTAGTCTTGCATTATCTGTCGGTTCACCTAGTGTCGGCTGTTCTGATGTTTACGCAGGATACGACACGGGTTGGTCTGATGTTTGCATGGACGATTACAGGGGGTAACTAATGTCCAACGAGAAACTAGATAACCCATACACAACGGAGTGTCTTGACTGTGGGATAAACCTATGGTCACAGTACCTTCACTACTTAGGTATGGACAACGACACCGCACAATGTGCGAACTGTCTAACAGCAAACCCTACCAAATACGAAAGATGGAGCGACATAGTATGAGCGAACAAAACGGACAACTACCAACCTTTGGCGAATGGTGCGACCTGCATTCATTCAACCCCGACAATGACGACAACTTTAGTCTCTACCTGAATTGGTTACAGAGAGAAACGAGCAAGTAATGAACACCACAGAACAAGAAACCATTGAAGTAACCCTCGACGCATTAGACGAAACCGTAAACGAACTAGAGCGTCTAATGGCGTTACTAGCAGAGCGTCTAGGCGCAAAACCTGTCACCCACTACCAAGACAAGTAACCCCAAGAGGGGCTAAACTTATCTAGTGTCAGATAAACACCTGTTCCTAGCGGACGACCATTTGGTCTCAACCTCGCCATACGACCGAGAAGAAGTTGAACAAATCAAAGCCATCGACGGCGCAAAGTGGGACAAAGTTGCAAAAGCGTGGCGTATCCCAATGTCTTCAGTTGTTGAAGCGCGGGACTTCGGCGAACGAAACGGATTCATCATCGATCCACAAGTTCTCACCTTCGACCTTCCTCGGAAACTCAACCCGACCTTCGGTGTCACCCTAGAAAAAGACTTCATTTATATGTCCTTCGCTTACGACCCCGTGAAAGTCAAAGCAGTCAAGGCAATCCCAAGCGTAACTTGGCACGCAAAAACTATGGCTTGGAGAGCACCCGTAGGTTCAATCACCGAATGCATCGAGTGGGCGGAGAAGTTCAACCAACCGATGCCGACCAACCTGATACTTATGGCTTCAAAACTGAAAGAAACACACGACGAGTCCGTACAACAGTCCCGTTCCGTTGATGCCGACATTGAAGTCGCGGGACTCCCACTTCTTCCCTACCAGAAAGCAGGGGTGAAATACGCGTCGACAGCCAAAAGATGCTTTATCGCCGACGACATGGGACTCGGCAAAACCTTGCAGGCGATTGCAACTTTAGAAAACTCCAAAGATGCCTACCCTGCTGTGGTTGTTTGCCCACCCAACTTGGTTCTCAATTGGCAAAAAGAGTACGGGAAGTGGCTACCTGACAGGAAAGTGGTCACCGTTACAGACCGCAAAACATTTCCTGAACATAAAGACTTTGATGTCCTTGTTGTTGGATACTCTAACATTTCTCATTGGCAAAAGCAAATAACCGAGTTCCGATCATTTGTGTTCGACGAATCACATTACGTCAAGTCGCCGACGTCTCAGCGGACCAAAGCAGCCATCAAGATCGCCAGAACAGCCCCGCAGGATGGCATCATTCTCTGCTTGACAGGTACACCAGTAACCAATCGACCAGCCGAATACGCCAGCCAACTCGACATTCTCGGGAAACTCAACACCTTTGGCGGACTTTGGGGTTTTTATCGAAGATACTGCGGTGCTTTCCGAGACAGATTTGGTCAATGGAACATCAGCGGTAACTCAAACCTAGATGAACTCAACGAAAAGTTACGCGGAAACTGTTATATCCGAAGAACAAAAGATCAGGTCCTAAAAGATTTACCCCCAGTCCGACACTCGAACATCATTGTTGCTGGTAGCCCCGCGCAGATGGCTGAGTATCGAAAAGCAGAGCGGGACATCGTCGAGTATTTAGTCGAAAGAGCCAGACAAATCGCGTTGGAACTCGGCACTTCACCCGGCTCGGCGTCGGTCGTCGCTCGAATAAAAGCAGAATCTAACGAACATTTGGTTCGTATTTCTGTGCTGCGGAAACTTGCTGCGAAAGCAAAAATGGATGCGGTTATTGGTTTTATTGAAAGCCATATGGAAGCAGGGTTGAAAGTTGTTGTCGCAGCGCACCACCGAGAGATTGTCGACGAACTCGCCAACAAGTTTGGGGGGCTGAAGATCCAAGGAGGGATGCTGGTCTCAGACGTCGAGGATGCGAAGTCCCGCTTCCAAGAAGAATCAGCCGAAGATGCACCCGTGATCGTTTTGTCGATCCAAGCCGCCAAAACTGGGCACACTTTGACGGCTGCACAAGATGTGTTGTTTGTTGAACTTCCTTGGACACCAGCAGATGTTGACCAAACTTACAGTCGTTGCCATCGTTTGGGTCAGCAGGGTTCGGTAACCGCAACCTATTTGCTGTGTGAAGGAACTGTCGACGAAGAAATTTATAACCTGATTTCTCGGAAGAGATCCGTCGTCGACGCGGCAACTGATGGCGGGACTGCTGTGCGAAGAAGCGAATCGGTTGGTCAGATGATCGTCGGCATGTTTGCTCAGAGGGGACTCGATGGCATATAGTTCCGACCTCGCCCTCGTATCGGCTCACTCTTATAAGGTGTAGAAACCGTAGTGGTGCACGGTGGTTCAACTCCACCCGAGGGCACGAAACCCTTACCCAGTAACGAGTTAACCTAATGTTTGCGGTTTGGTTACGCAATTTGCTATACTAGAGATACAAGATTACTTGACATAGACGGGCACAAGAACCCGAAACCTATCCACCAACCGAAGGACAACTTCTTGATAACCAAAACAGCAATGATATTGGCGTTTATATATGGGATGATCTTTCTCACCCCGATAGCCGAAGCAAAAGCCCCAATAGAAACAGGGGTAATTGCACTAGCCCCGCTATCCGTTCTGCCTGAAACACGGGAGGCAAGAGAAGGAACAAGCAACGTTTCTGTGTTCAAACACGGCAACATTGACTGGTTACCAGAACTCGCCCTTGCTGCTGGATGGAAACCTGCTCAGTTCAAGAAACTAGGGCATATTATTCTCCGAGAATCAGGTGGATGCCCAAACCGTATTGGCAGTTCAATCGTTGATAAGAACTGCAACATCACGGGGTACACCAAGGCGACCAACAAGTCAGACTCGGGTCTGCTTCAAATCAACGGTGTCAATTGGGACTTAAGCCGTAATAAGAACGCAATCGCTTGCACCAAACTAGGCTTTTGCACCCAAGAGGATCTGCTTGATCCACTGAATAACCTCAAAGTCGGCAGGCTTTTGTTTGAAGCCGCTGGTTGGGAACCGTGGAATGCATGTAATTGGGATCCAACGCGCTGTTAAGGCGTATTAGCCCCGCTCACAACAACATCCGCCACTTCTGCTGGCACTAAATTTCGCACTAAATTCGGTGCTTTGCTGCTGTCGGGTATTTCTTTTGAAATAAGTTGACATTTAGGGTTGTCTCATATAAACTAATATGCATAAACTAAACAGGAACCAAGGAGGTTGCCGAATGGTAGCAAACATAGAAGTAAACAAAGACGGGAAAGCAAGGTTTGCGTACGCAGGTACACAAACCCCATGGCACCGTCTAGGACAGTCAATGCAAGGACTTCAAACCATTGACGCAATGTTGGAAGCATCCCAAGCGGACTACCAAGTCCTACTGACCAAGATCGCAGTAGTAGACGACGAGGGCAACCTTGTGCGCAACCCTGATGGTTCACCCGTGATCGTTGAGGACAACAAAGCAACCGTCCGCATGAACGACGACGGTTCGTTCTCACCATTAGCAACAGTGGGCAACCGTTACGATGTCTTTCAAAACCGTGAGGTTCTTGAACGAGCAATGGCAGTAGTTGGTGCATCCAAGGGAGACGCAGTGATTGACACTTGCGGTGTTCTCAAGGGCGGAGCACGATTCTTCGCAGGCATTGACCTAGGAACATTGGTTATTGATCCAACGGGCGTTAACGACAAGATCGCACGATACTTGGTTGTATCCCACGGACATGACGGTTACTGGCCGATCCGGTACGCAAATACTGATGTTCGAGCAGTATGTCAAAACACTGTGATCATGGGAATCAAGAATGCACAGCGACTATTCACCGCACGACACACCCGTAATGCGGACGAATATCTAAACACCGCACAAGAAGCATTGCAGATCTCTACGGAGTGGGCAAAGAACTTCAAGATCATGGCAGAATCAATGTTGGCAATCCCTGTTCCGCAGTCATCACAGCGGGTAGATAAGGTCATCAACACTGTGTTCCCAATCAAAGCAACGGAATCAGACACTCAACGACGCAACCGTGAAGAAATCACGGGAACGGTCAGAGCACTGTACGCATCACAAAAGAATGCAGGCGGTTACGGTTTCAACGGTTGGAGTATTTACAACTCCGTAGTAGAGTACCTTGACCATCACCGCAAAGGCGATGCAAGTGACAGAGCGTTGGCAACCATTGAGGAAAACTCGTGGGTGAACAAAGCAAAGATCACTGCACAGCACGCAGTACTTCAATTGGTTTAAACAGTTCCTTAGTAGGGAAGATACCACCACCTGAGCAATCGGGTGGTGGTATTATTTTATGTATGGATACGCCCGAGTGGGACGACTACAAACCTAAAGAAATAGAACTGCCTAAGCCAATCATCCCTGAGAACATCCTCAAAGATTTGACAGAGTTCGTACAGAACGCATTGGAGAAGGAAAACAAACTAATGTCAATAACATCAGATGTGTTAGACCAACTGTATAGAGAAATAGGCGGTGACGAAGAAACAGCGTCCCTAGTTATCTCATATATTCAACGACGCCACAAGTGGGATGTTGAACTATTGGCTGAACGCAGAGATGTAGATGAAGTTCTTTACCGTGAACACGATCTCTTTGACGAACACATGTGGGATAAAGTCATGAACACCAAAGCCATTTCCGACCTCCATCACGAGGTGTGGAAACTGTCCCAAAAGTACATTTCCCGAGCAATCAACGAAGTGCTTCGGTCGGATAACGGGACTCCCGAAGAGCCAGCGTTCTAAAGCAGGTCGTCGTCGGCTAGAGGATCGCCGTCGATCATCTCAAATGTTGCAGTAAAGCGCGTTCCGTCTTCATTATCAACTGAAATAACCTTGAACCCAAGCGAATCAAGCATCAAATCAGCCACACCACCCATATCTTCCTCAAAGGTTTCAATTTCTGCGTCGGTTGTTTCATCATCAACTGCCAAAGAAACAAGAATTTCCATCAGCAGATCTCGAACGTTTAAGTGGACTTCTTCAGGTGTAAGCATGTTGCCATAATAGCCCCGCATCCGCTAGATTGGTGACACCTCAGTCAAAAGGGCTGAGGTAAGACACTAGGAGGATCCGAAGTGAGTGCATCACCCGTAACATTGGTTGGAAATCTAACCGCTGACCCAGAACTGAAGTTCTTGCCAACAGGAGTTGGTAAGTTGACTTTCGGTATCGCAGTAAACCATTATTGGACTGACCAAGATGGTGAAAAACAAGAGAAGACTTCGTTCTTCAATATCATTGCGTGGCGCAACCTCGCAGAAGACTGTGCGAATGTCCTCACCAAGGGCGTTCGTGTTGTTGTAACAGGACGCTTGGAACAGCGTTCGTGGGACGACAAGGAAACAGGCGCAAAGCGTTCAACTGTTGAAGTTCTTGCTGACAACATTGGTTTGTCTGTTGGGAACATTGAGACATTTGTTCGTAAGCAGAAGGCTGAAGGACAAAACGGTTCGTATGCCCCGAAGGCTAAAACCGCATCCGCACCAGCACGCACTGCACCGAAGCCGATTGCTCAGGTACAACTCGAAGAGCAAGAGGCTTGGTAGAAGCAGTTAGCCCCGCTATCTGAAAACCGTTCCTCACCAATAAGTGTCACCCGTGAGTGCACTTGGTGAGGTTATTCGGTTGTGATTTTCCAGCCCGTATCAACTTTTGTTGCGAATTCGTTGAGTTCTTTTTTCTTTTGTTCGTCTGTGTTGCACTTTTTGTATAGTTCTATTGTCTCTTCATCTACTGCGAAATCTGTTTCGTCTCCGCTTGCTGTTGAACGACTGAGAACGATATCTCCAACTAGTAGTTGACCAAACAGGTATGTCATTGCGACATTCGCTTCCTGTTTGAGTAGTAAACCTTCGTCATGCACATATGCGTGCAAATCTTTACGTAAAGGGTGACGCACGATATCAAACCATCCACCAACCATGTGGTGAACCATGATGTGTGCGTCTGTCACGGGAAGGTCTATGTGTCGTACTTCGCCGTTCGCTCTTACGAGTACTGCCGATGTCATTATGACTCCCTAATTGTGTGGTCGTATTCACGGTCTTGGTTTTCAAGACGGATAGGTAGATAGAAGTCGTTCATTGTGCGCTTGATGTACGGGTTGCGTAGACCAGACCAAGAGACTTTTACTCCGTTGGGTACATATGTTGTGAACCATTCAAATGCTTCTGCGCTGTTCTCAAACGGTCCGTAAAACTTTTGTGTTCTGTCGAATGAAAGTGTTGCGATAAGTGGTGAGTTGAGATAGTAGGTGTCTAGGTACTCTTGCATCTCGTCAAGTGTTTCAAGAATCATGTAGCCTCTTTCGTTGGTACTGCTATTTGGATAGTTCCTGTTTTTGTGTTGTGTGCTACCACTTTGTCTTCCTGCACGAGCAGTGTGATATCACCTGAATATTCGTAGAAGAAGTCGCCTAGGTCTACTGCACCGCATTTTGTATCTGCTACAAATTGTGCGTATGCGAGTAGACGATCGGCTTCTGTTTCGTACTCGTCACGAGGGCGTTCGGGGGGCATTTGTTCTTTAGGTTTACGCATTAGTATGTGTAATTTCCTTCTAACAAACGATTGAACTCCTCGCCGTAATACTTGAATGAATGTGATGACACACTCTCTGCTAGTTCGTTTTCATCAACGCCTAGTTCAAGGATAAGTACGCTCTCTGCACCCATGGTGTCACGACCAAGGACACTTACTTCTGTGTCTGCGTCCATCCAATCCACCCGTGTGTGGTGGTGTCCACAGATATGGAACTGTGGTGTCACCTTGTCAAGTATTTCCTTGACGAGATGTCGTTGTGCGATAGACACTTGAATGTCGTCCTTGTATGTGATCTTTTCACCATTGTTGTACGGTGCTTCGTGGGTCATGAGGATGTCAACGGGTTCGTTGCTGAGTAGATCAACATCGAATGGGTTGATAAGTTCGCCTCTCCACCATGAGTCACCTTCTACACGGTCTAACCAATCCACTGAGTACGCACCGCCATAACCCATGAAGGTTGTTTCTCCGATTTGGAAACGACATCCACGAGGAATGTATTGCAACCATTCATTAGGTGTTGGGATTGGATTGTTCTTTCCGTACTTGTCAGTTAGGTCACGAAGTAGATCATGATTTTCGTGGTTGCCGTCAATCCAAAGGAACTTGATTTGTGCGTCTTCTGCGAGTTTCGCTACACGGTTCACAAATTGCTTTCCAAATGGACGGTGCACCCAATACCCAAAGTCGCCAACTGAGATGATGTGCGTTACTTCGTTCTTTTTTGCATGCGAGATTACCCACTCTGCGTGTCCCATGTTGCCGTGGATGTCACCTGCGAACATGACGATCTGTTTGGTTTGTTTAGTGTTTTCTAGTTGTTTCATATATATAAGTATATACCCGTACTGTCATATTGTCAACCCCATAAATGCCCTAATTCACGGGCTTTCATGATATATCTAGGGGCGTAAGGTAGTGTATTGGTATGACAGAACCGCTGACATCCGCCACAATCGTCTCCCGCCTACCTGAAGAAATAGTTGATTTAGTCGGGAGATTTATCGGCGATAGCGACATCGACACCGACTTAGATGAGGTCAAAGTACTGATGCCTGCTAGTCCCGTCGTGTCGGCAATCGCCTCCTATTTGGGCATCTCACAAGAAAGCCCGAGTGGACATGCGCTCGATCAAGCAAAAGCGTGGATCGATGAACAATCATTGTGGCAAGACAGGTCATCAACCATTCAACAGAAACTTTCAGAAAAGTTCCCATTCACAGAAGTAGAAGCATCAAAAGGCGAAATCCCTTCATGGATGCACGCCCCCTGGGCTCCAACCCTGCTGTTCCAATGGTCAGAAGCATTGCGAGACGCAGTTTTACAAGCAGAAGAATATGTGGAGGAAGTTCTATGAGTGACGAAACCAACGACAATCTAGAGTTCGCTATGGGTGAAGTAGCGCGTGACTTGGAGCCGACGCGTTCGAGGAGTGTCGCTAAGAAGAAAAAAGATAAAGACGGGACTGATTTATCTTCCACAGCACAAGAACAGGTCCTTTTCCGTGCAACCGCCGAAGACAAGCAGAAGTGGGAGGAATGCGCCAAACATTTGGGTATTTCTATGGCTGAGTTCCTTCGTGTTTCGGCTAACGAAAAGGTTGAATCTGCGATGGCAGGATGCGACCACCCGTTGGCTTTCCGCCGTTCATTTCCGTGGATGGAAGAATGCCTGAAGTGCGGTGTGCGTTTACGAAACGAACAAACCGCAACTTACACTAATCGCCGATAAGCAGTGAAGCCCCGCAAACCGATAAAACGGTCGCCACTCAAACGATCGACAAAGCCGATCAAGCAAAAGTCGGCAAAGCGGTTGGTTGCTGATGTGGATAGGCGCATCTTTGTTGCGATGATGCTCAACAAACACCCGTATTGTGTTGCGTGTCCTGTGTTTGCTGAACATGATGGGCTTGTCACTTATGTGCGTCGCCCGTCGCAGGATATTCATGAACTTATCCGTCGCTCTCAGGGCGGTTCTGTGGTTGATGAGGGGAACTGTATTGCTGTGTGCCGTCCGTGTCATACACGAATCGGGGAGAACCCGCAGTTAGCCTTTGACTTGGGGCTTGCGAAACATTCGTGGGAATGAAAGGGGATTTATGTTTCTACTGTCATGGTTCATGAAACTGATATGGGTTGTATCTATGGTTTCAGTAATCGGTTTACTGTCCGTGCTTGCGATGATACTGATATCAGACTTGAAAGGGTCGTGGTATTGGAAGAAGCGTGGTGGTTGGTAACCACCCGTAAGCACTATTTGCGCTTACCGCCATGCCTACGATCGTATTGAACGCCTCTAAGGTATAGCCATCTACCAACGAGAAAGATTGTTGCGCCGATAAGAAACTGTTTCATTGTGCTTTGCCTTTCTTGCAGAACTCTATGTACTTAGTCATTACGAAGTCTACGAACTCTGATCGTATTGTCGCTTCACCATCGTCAATCATAGTGAACTCGGGTAGACCGTTATCGTTGTAAACATATTTAGAACACTTACCTGCACTGCCTCCGTTGTACCCGTAGGTCGCTACAGTCAATGCCTCTGATACAGGTGTATTAGGGTTGTTCTTATACTCTTTCTCTAGGTCACCTCTCTGATAACCCGTGAGACTGTCTAACTTTTTGATACGAACATAACTATCTACAACGATACTTACAGTGTCAAACTCATCTAAACCGTCATTGTATGCGTCACTCAACACTGTAGGTAACGACTCAAATGGGTGACCATTGAGACCACTCTGACGACACTCAAATAGGTCGCCCTTCTGAAACACAACGAATGACTGCATGTCTGTAATACCGTTATCTTCTTTGCATACCTCTGTCTTGCGAAGTTGTGCGATCTTTACGATCTTGTCTGCCTCTATGTCTATGTCCATCATTGTTATACCCGTGTGCTTCTTTTGCGTGTGATCGAACGACACTGTGCTAATGCTTGCTCTCTTGTGTCATGTGTAGACAACGGCATATTGTTGTTCGCTGTGTCTATTACCAACCATTTAGTGGAAGGGTATCTATCAGGTGATATGTCGTATCTGTAGTTCATTGTGCTCCTATGAGTAGGACGATCATGGCTATTGCCATTGTTGCTATGCCTAGTAATGCATCTGTAGTCATGTGTCTAACTATATAACAGTAGTGAGTATATGTCAAGTATCACCCGTAGCCACTATTTCTCAACACGCCACCTCATACCATAAGACCTACGCAAAGCATTAGCCTCCAACTTACGAGACCTCTCAGGCTCAGGTAACGACTCATACAGAGCAACACGCTGACGATTCTTACGCTCACGCTCATACTCCCTACGCCTCTCACGCTTAGCCCTCGTATCCTCACGATGACAGCGATCCCACTCTCTCTTGTCCTCAATGTTCTTATAAGGCATTGACTAACGACCTTTAGCAAACAACTTGAACACAAAAAGCACAACAAAAGAAATCACAACAGACGCAACAACCTCCTCGAAATGCACAACAAACACAAACCACAAAAACTGCAACAACAAAGACAAACCGATCAACACAAACAACACAGGAACAAGCACACGCATTACGATGAAACCCTTACAACATAAGGGTTACAGGACATTAGATGCGATGTGGTTGAGTGATTCATAAACGGGACTGCCAACCTTTTAGAGCGGTTCGGGCAGGGTGGGGAGTGATGCGATAATTTTTTGTGTCGCCTTCTTTTTTTTAGGTTTATCTGACACGGGTCTGTTGGGTTTTGGTTTGTAGATGGTTTCTAGTTGTTTGATTTCTTTTTGGAGTTGTTTGATTTCTTTGTCTAGTTGGGCGAGTTGTTGGTCTAATGTTTTTTTCATTTTGTTTCTGTTTCTGTGTGGTGGTGGATCATGTTGAGGCAGGTGAGGTAGCCGATTGTGTCTAGGAGTGTGTCGTGGTGGAGGTTTCCTGCTTCTAGGTTTGTTCGTAGTCTTGCGAGTTTGACGGAGACCATGAAGAGGATTGCGTCGTTTATGGTGAGTTCTTTTCCTGTGAGTGTTTGGTAGATGTTGATGACTTTTGTGTAGTCGTCTTTTGGGTGTCCGTATGTGTTTTGGCGGTCTTGGTTTACGATTTTGTAGGCTTCTTGGAGGATTTCGGTTCCGGGTGTGGGCGTATTTTTTGGTGTGGTGTTCATATCGTTTTAGTTTATCTGTCCTGGGACTGTTTGGGGTGGTTTTTAAAAATTTCGCGCGGCGGTCAGAGGTTTTTTAGAGATGCGCGTTTGGGGTCATACCGCTTCTAGTGAGCATATTTGGAGGTATTCACTGAATGTCATTTCGTTGAATAGGAAATTGTTTTTTGTGCTGATTCCTAGTATTTCGTTTTTAACGGATTCATTGTCGTTGTTGTTCAGATCCATATGCCCAAAATCTATTCTTGCAATTCTTCTAGGGTATTGTTTCAACATTTGCTTGTATTCGTCACACATTTGGTTACTTGCACCTTCTTCTGAGTGCATAAATGGGTGGCTGTTCATGTGTTTTACGGTTTGAACTGATGGTCCGACGACGTTGTACCCTTTTGATACTAGTTTCATGGACAATATGGTTTCTTCAAGTAGGACATTGGGTTCTTTTGTATATATTTCGTGCATTGATCCAGTGGAGAACAAAAATGCTCCAGAAACATGATTGTGCCTATTGTCTAATATGTTTCTGGTTTCGCATTTATCTTCTAGTGGTCTGATTTGTTTGTCGATTAGTCGTTCAATCCATTTGATGTCGCTTTCGTTGACAATGTTGCTGTTTCTTGGTGGGTGCCACCATCCACCTTCTTTTTTTTCGTTATAGGTGTATGAATATGGGTATTCGCTGACCGCTATTTTTGTTCGGTAGATATTGGAAAGTTTCTTAAAATCCTCTATGAGTTGTAAGTCCCAATTGTTCCTGAATTTCATGTGTGAATCTATTTGTAGGTAGAAGTCCTCTCCGTCATAGAAGGAGTTGGCAATTTGTCTTGAAATTGAAGGACCTAGAGCGGTTGGCGCTTTGTTGAATTCTTTTGATATTTTTGTGTGACTAAATTTTCTGTTTAACACGTTTTCTATGTCTTCTGGTAGTTCGTTGTAATAGTTGAAATGAACACCAACATTTACGATGCTTTCTTTTGATGAAAAAAGATTCAAACTGTCTATCGTGTTTATTATTTCATAGTCGTGGTAAGCAGGGATTTGGACAAAGATTGATGGGGTGGAAGAATTCAGGTTCATAGATAGGTCAGTTCTTTTTCGTTTAGTTTTAGTCTTGGACCATAACCGTAGTCGGTTTTTTGGGCTTTTGCAAAGAAATTTTGGCGGGTTGTTCCACCGATTATTTGGAACTGTGTGTTTGTGCCTATGTTTTCCCATTGGTGTTTAGGCTGGTTGCACCATACGACTATGCATTGTTCTGTGTCGGGTTTCCATAAACCGTATTTGCAGTGTTCAGGGTCGTTGATTATAAGGTCTTTTTGTGATGATGTTTTGATCTCAGTTTTTTTGTTGTTTATGGTGGTGTCGAAGCCGTTGTCTGCGCCGACATAGATTTCCCAATCTATTTCTGTGTTGTAGTAGCGGGAGATGATGACTTCCCCTGCCTTCCCGAGCATGATGATGCCTTTTTCGGTGGCTCCTGCCGTGTATTTGCGGTCGGTTACTTGGTGTTCGTTTTTGTTTGCTTTACAGAGATCGGTGAATCGGCGTAGTTGTAGTACTTCACGGGCGGTTAGTCGCATCAACGGATATTTAGTAGCGGTTTCCATTTTGTTTTAGTTTATCTAGCGGGGGACTGTTTTATTCTAGAGCGTTGCCAATCCCTTTTTCTTTTTCTATGCGCCTCTAGTTTTTCAGGGTCACTAAGACGTTTTTTGTATGCATTGTTGGAGCATTCTTTACATTTTCTATAAACTCTTACAGTCATAGTCCCATCAGAATTTTTAATTTCTCCGTATTGGTGCACCCATGTCCCCACTACGGCATATTCGTGCCCTTTTCTACAATGCGTCTGAAGCCTATTTTGTGGGGGTTGCCTATTTTTTTTGTGCATATCAATTGAATTATCGGAAATAGTGCCAAGCCATAGATGTTCTGGATTCACGCAGGCAGGAATGTCGCAACTGTGACATACAGATAATCCATCAGGGATCTGACCTTTAAATAAGGTGTACGCACCTCTATGGGCGGAACCAATCCTCTTATTAAACCAAAATTTTCCGTAACCTTTTCTATCTTTACATCCAGTCCATAACCAGCAGGTGTCTGTTTTTTCTACTTTTTGCCAAAACCGCTCTTCGTCTGTCATTGTTTTTTGGAATGCCATTTTTATACTTTATCTAGTTGCGGACTCTTTTGCTATAGCAATATATTTTTCGTCTATATCGTATCCGATATATCGTCTGCCTAGTTTGTGGGCTGTTGCTGTGGTTGTTCCTATCCCGTTGAAGGGGTCTAGGACGATGTCGTCGGGCTGTGTGGTGAGTAGGACACAGTTTTCTACTAGTTGCGCAGGGAATGGTGCGGGATGGATTGTTTGCCGTTGTGGGGAGATGTCCCATATTTCGCCAAGGTATTTGGGGTCTATGTTCCCACGGAATGTTTTCGGCTTGTTTTTGGATAGCCAATAGACGTGTTCTGTGTTGGGGAGCAGATGGTCTTTACGAATGTTCGGGCTGTTTTTGCGGTTCCAAATGATCAGTTGATATATGTGTGCGTTTGTTTTGTGTATGAATTCTGTTGGTAGCCGTGCTTGGTTGTTGTGTCGGCGCGGTTTATGGTTGAAAAAGATTGAACCGTCTGGTGTGATCACTCGGTGTAGTTCGTTGATTACTTCTATTATCCAGTTTTGGTATTCGTTTTCTGGCATGTTGTCGTGGTATTCGTTGTAGTCAATATTGTGTTTTTGCCAGATTTGGTTGCTGTTTTGTGTTTTGCCGTTTTGGATACCTTTTTTGTTGTATGGCGGTGAGGTGACAACTGTGTTGATTGTGGAATCAGGTAATTTTTTAAGTTCCTCTAATGCATCACCGCATTTTATAATGTTGGTCTCCACGCGTTTTAGTTTATCCAGCGTGGGACTTTAGAATGGTTCTCTGTTGACTGATTTAGCGTTTCTGGTTGTTTTCTGTATGCGCCAAATTGTGTTGCTGAAAAGCGTTTCGGCTTGGTCGGCGTTTTCCCCTGACAGGAGCATGATGTGATTTTCGGATGCTTCTGGAAGTGTTTCAAACGGGTAGCCCTGTAACGCACCTTCCACATATTGGCAGTTGGATGCATCCATCAGGAACCGCCAGTCTTTTTCTTCTTGTGGGGTATGAAGCGAGTTGAAATCTATGTAGAGACCTTTAAATGATTGGAGCGCTATTTGTGATGCTGTATTGAATGCGATTCCACCTGTCCCAATACAAATGATTATGTCGCATTGTTTTTGAAGTGCTGTAATGTCGGGGAGTTCTATGATTCCTGCTTGTTTTGCAAGTTGTACAGTTTCTGATTTTCGGCTTTGGCTAGAGAAGTAGGTTTTGTGTCCTTTGGCGTTTAGCGACAAGGCAAGCGATCTTCCCATTCTGCCGGGTGAGACGATACCTATGCGGCTCATCGCCACGGCGTTGAATTGTCTCGCGTTTTTTGTAGCACTCCGCTGATAGCAAGATTTTTGGCAAATGTGGAGATGGCATGCACTACGCCGAGCGGTTCAGGGAACCCCAACTTTTCCGCCACGGCATCTAAGGTTTCGTTTTCTATTTCTGTCCAAACGGCAAGTACTGCTTGCGCCCCTGTTGTTTTGTCTGTGTAATAGTTGTTGGCGATTATGTCTATGCCTTGGATTTCCCATAGTTCAGGGTCATGTTTTTCCAGCAGTGGAACACGATTGAGGTTCGGTTCTGTATTTTCGCTCATTGTATGTTGTTCTCCTTTCTGTCTAGTTTATGCAGGCGGGGACTACCAAGTTGTCAAACTACCCAATTCCCTACTTAACACTTTCTCATAAAGGGCTACGGACGGTGCTAAAAATGAGTTAATTATTGGGTTTTCTTTGAAGAAAAATAAAACATCTTTGTTCACTGATGACTTATTCGGAAATCCCTGGGTTTGATTTGTGGAAATTTCTAGTTTATATTTTTCGGAGATTGCTTTCACAATTCTATTTTGATGAATATTGCATTTTTCGTAATCTCTATAAAGTTCAATTATTTGATCAAAATTTATCACCCGAGCGGTTGGGTGGTCTAAGATAAATTTCGTCCAATTGTTATAAAAGTTGATGATTCTAGTTAGGTGATAAAAGTTTATTTCTTTAAAAATAGAAAATTTTTTCTTTTCGTTTTTGTTTTCTTCTCGCTCTAAATGTTCACTAAAAAGTGAAGCAATAGTTTCAAGAGGGCTTCGTAAGGTAAGTATCACAACATCATTATTCAACACCGATTGTTCTGTTGCATCTATATTGTGCAATAAATTCTGCGGAATGTTGATTCTCGGGAATGTGTCTAAAAGTATTTTTCTGAAAGTCATATTGCCTTGATGCGGGAGACCATCAATATGAAATCCGTATTGGGCATCGTGAATTTCCCGGGTTCCTACAGAATCTTTAATATGACCCATTTGTTGTTCAGTTTTCAAAACCATTTGCAAATATTCATGCCCTCCATTTTCGCCATGAAGTTCGGTATGCCAAAGTCCACTACTGTCCGAAGGTGCTCTGAAGCACCATTCGTTTTTGTTTGGTACGAACACCCATAAATTTTCGTGCGCTTTAGAAAAAAATGAGTCTGGCATTATTCCCCTAGGTTGGTTTCCGAATTTTTTAGCCTACATGACGATGGGTTTTATAAATATTAAATACCTTCATTGCTGAGACGTGTTTTCCATCCAAGCCTTCCGTTTTCTCTTAATGTTTTGCGCATTTTTGCCTCTTCTCGTTCACGGTTTCTCCGCCCTACGAAAAGTAATGCGTGTGATCCGCTCATTGTGATTGCATAAATGTTTTTCGTTTGACGGTTGGGCGGGTTTGGGTGTTCTGATTTGATGAGGTATCCAAGTCGTGTCAGGTAGCCAAGTGATTCGTTGATGCGTCCTGAGTCTTGTTTTTTGAACAAAAATTCTTGATAGTCGGTTGCCGAAAAGTCACGACTTTTTCTGAACTGTGCGTAAGACAGCACCTTGTGTGACAGCGTTCCGTATTTAAGATATTTTGATGGGTTCGTTAGCGGGGTATCTTCTATACCTAATTGTCTAAGTGATTTCCTGCCTTGCGAAACAGGCTTTTTACGGTTTTTCCGTGTGTCTATTCTTTTCGGTTTTTGCGGTGTGTTGTTCATCGCCGTCAAGTTATCGCGGTGGTAGGGTTTTCGCTATATGAAACGACAAAAACCTACGCCTAAAAAAAGAAATCCAAATAGTGCGAATGTGAATCAAGTTAGGTTGTCTGGTGAAATAAAATTTCCCAAAGGTTTTGTCCCTTGGCGTGTGGCTAGGGGCACAACGGAGTTTGAGTTGAGAGAAATGCTTTGTGATGCGCGAGATGAATGCTTAGATCGTGACGCAATCATTCTTTTAGAATTATTGGATAACTATTCTGTTACTGACCTGTATGTTAACGGTCTGATTGTTTTAAAAGACTAACCGATTTCAACTGTTTAGCCATACACTCCCACCGTCTACGACGATCGTTGAGCCAACCACATAGTCACCTGCGTTTGATGCTAGATATACCGTTGCTCCAATTATGTCATTTTCGTGACCAACACGATTCGCAGGTATTTGTGGGATGACTATTTCTTGTGCATCTCGTGCGGCTGGATGCATGTCTGAAGGGAATGCGCCGGGTGCGATTGCGGTTACTGCTATGCCTTCTTTTATTAGTTTTGTTCCGAGGCTTTTTGTGAGGTGAATTAATCCAGCCTTACTTGCTGTGTAGGCGAATGCTTCATTGCCGTCTATTGACATGCCACATATTGATGCAATGTTGATTACTTTGGCTAGATGACCTTTTGTTTTGTGCGCGTTGATCAGTAGTGGGGCTAGTTTTTGTGTGAGAAAGAATGGTGTTCTCATGTTGATATTCACGGTGTAATCCCAACATTCTTCCCCATATTCGCTGAATGGTGCAGAGCAGTATGCGCCAGCGTTATTTACAAGAATATCTAATGACTTTTCGTTTTTGGATATGTCCAAGAAGAATCTGTCTATTCCTTCTCTTGTGGATACATCCGCAACGCATGGGATGCATTCTCCGTATTCTTTTAGGTTTTCCGAAGTTTCGTATGACTGTTCTGCTGTGCGTGAAACTATGTATACGCGGGAGCACCCATTTTGGAGTAGCCCTTTTGTGATCATTTCTCCTATGCCGCGTGATCCACCCGTCACTGCTGCTACACGGTCTTTTAGGGAGAAAAGGTTGTTCATCCCTTCAGTACCGCCACACCGCCGTCCACGACGATGTGTGTGCCTACGCAGTAGTCGCCTGCGCGTGATGCAAGGTATGTAATTGCGGCAACGATGTCATCTTTGTGCCCAAGTCGTTTCGCTGGGATCCCCTGTGTGACTGATAGACGGTTTGATTCTGTAACTTGGTCTGGTGTCGTATTGAACAAACCGATAGTTATTGATGAGACAACGATTTTGTGTCGGATGTATTGAACGGCGAATGATTTTGATGCGTGAATCATCCCCGCATTTGTTGAACTGAAAGCAAAGTTCGGAACTTGTGGTGGGTTCACACCATCAACGGTTGTGAGGTTGATTACTTTTCCGAGAACTTGCTCTGTTGAAATGCTTGTTCCTTCTTCTGGGTTGGTGGATGCTTTGAGAAGGGGAAAGAATTTTTGTGTGAGTTTCACAGGTGCCTCCATGTTGTATTTGACCGTTTCTTCCCAGTCATCCGTGTTTGCCAATGAACTATTGATCAGAATGTTCACATATGGCTCTAGAGCGCTAATTTCACAAAAAAGTTTCTCTCGCCCTTCTTCGGTGGTTATGTCTGATTGTATGTAAATTATTTTTTCATTTTCAGGCGCATTTTCTGGCAACTCTTTGTCACAAACGTAAACACGGGATGCGCCTTGTTCTGTCAATCCTTCTGCGATCATTGAGCCAATTCCCTCAGATCCGCCTGTGATTAGGGCAATTCGGTTATCTAGCGAAAATAGCGAGTTCATGTTTTCTCCTGTTTATGTGTTCTTGAATGCTACTTTATTGTTAGTTGGCGACTTGGTTGGTGATACTGTAACACTATGGAGAATCTCGTTAAATCTCACGAAATTGCACCCAATATTCGTGTTTATACAAACATTTTTCCTGACATTAAAGAGGTTCTTGAGGTCATCTACGAGCATGAAAAAACTACCACCAAGAACCCTGACGCCACTTCCTATTTTAAACCTTACAGAGATTGGTACACATTCGGTCGTCTAACCGATTGCGATGGGCAGGAAAACGCAACCCCAAAAGAAATGATTGAACTTGAAAAAAATAAAGATTTTAATTATGTGAATCAAAAAAATCTTGCCGACAGAATAAAAAATGCAAGAAAATTAGTTATACAAAATTATTGCGAAATTTACGGTATTAACGAAACCAACAGTGCGGATTTCTACATTCAGCCATCGGTGAACTTTGCCGAATATGAACCGGGTTTTGAAATGGATCAAAGGCGGATTGAGGATGATGCACAGTGGCTCGGAAATCATAAACCGCTAGCGATGAATTATCACACAGATTTTGAAATAAAAAAGATGTGCCGTATGGAAGACAATTTTTTGCTCACATGCAATATCTACTGGAACGATGACTACGAGGGCGGGGAAATTGTTTTTTATAGTTCGGCGGGTTTGCTTTCTTATAAGCCAAACGCTGGAGAGGTTATCGTATTCCCTTCAGGATCACCATACTTCCCAGTTGATGGAGACTGTTTCTTTCATTGTGCGAATGCAGTAACAAAAAAAAGAAAATATTTTTCGCGCAACTACTTGATGTACAAACATGTGCCAACGGAAGAGATGCTCTCATTGGAGGGTGCTTATCCGCGTGGTCACAGTCCACGCGGACCAGATAGTTTTTATGACAGTTTGTTTAATCAACTCATGATTGATTATTCCAAAAAAGAAGTGCTAGTACACCCTATTGTCAAGAAACTCTACGAGAAGTTTGCCTCCGACGAAAAAGTGGTTGCTCGGGAAATTGATATATTTGACTAATAGTTGGCGTGTGCGTCAACAAAATTTAATACTCGTTCGGCTGTTGTCTCGCCGTCTGTGCCGGGGTCGGACTTCAGCCAGCGAATAAAGTCATACCATTTGCGTTGCTGATCCGCTGAGTCAAATACGAGCGTATATTGAACGATTGTCTTGCTTCCGTTGGAAACTACTGATGGTGCGCCTTGCGTGACCGCTTGATGTGTGTCTGTTCCTTGTGGTGCGGTGAGTTTCGTTTCACCGTTATCCATAATTGTTGATACGGCTGTCGGATTATCTGGTTCATCTGATAAGAGCGGGAATATTGGCTGAATAACGGGCGCAACATACGGTGCATTGTCTTCATGGAGGTAGTCGCCTTCCATTCCTGCGAGTTCTATTTCATCCCAACCCAAAGCATCAATGAGGTCGTCGTATTCTTCGCCTACTTCTTCCAAGAGTTCAAATAGCATGTCGCTATCTGTTGTTCCTAGTTCGTTGGTTCGGTTATCCGCAAGAGCGTATGCGATCGCACTAGAGGTGTCGCCTTCAAATTTCACGCATGCGATTTTTTCCCAACCAAGTTTTTTAGCCGCTTCGTATTGGTGGTTTCCTGCAATGATCGTTGATGTTCCGTCAGCATTGTCTTTGATTACGATCGGTTTTACTTGACCAAATTCTCGGTATGACGCAACGATTGCATCAATGTTTCCTTTGCGTGGGTTATTTTCAAGGTGCACAAGTTTTTCTAACGGTGTCGCTAGATGTTCTATGCTTTTGTGAATACCTGACATTTAGGCTCCTGTTTGTATACGAACATTGGCGTTCAATGTTCTGAGTGCGTCCAAAGATGTTCGCACGGTGAGCAGTTTTTCTCGTTTGGATTTAACTAACGCTTCGCTGATCTTATACGAATATGCTTCGTCAGAAAGTTTGTAGTCTGCCCACGCTTCACGCTCTTTTATGCTTCCTTTGGCGGCTAGATATTCTTTAGCCCAGTTGCCCTTCATGAGTGCATCTTTTTTTGCGGCGTCAACAGCAAGGGTTTCAAAGGCTTCTGTTTCTTCTTCAAGAATGCCAAGTAAGCGCATGATTTCAGATTCAATTTCTACTTGAGATATTGGCTGTGACCTACCCATGTTGTTCTCCTGTTATCGCCGTGAAATCGCATTTCTTTAACGCTAAAACTTGATCTGCATTCCACTCGTATTGGGATAGTCCCAAGTATGTCAGTGTCATTTGTTCAAGGATCCAAGCGTCACATCTGTCGTTGCCGTCTCCACCCGACCAGATTATCCCCGTTTTCGCGGAGATTGCTGACATTACTTCTGATTTACCTGAGTTTCCTTTTCCTGTAGCAAATTTGGCTCTACAGGTTGGGGGTATGACCACTACTGGCACGCCTAGTTCGCGTAACGCGACTCGTACAACGCCTCCTAGTTCTCCGATTGAGTGGGCTTGTGAATGTCGTGAGGCATATGAGTAGCCCTCTACCGCCACTATTTGGACACCAGCATCTTGGGCTAGTGCCAAGATTTCGTTCCTTATCTCTAGGAGTCGTTCTGACCCTTTGTTTTTGGATCGGATGCTCGTTGTCAGTCCGCCAATGCTCACACCTGTGCTTGTCAGGGAAAGGTCTAAGCCCATTATTTTTGTCACATTTTTTAGATTACTATAGTCCGATGCGTAGAATTTTTGTGGTAATTCCATCTTTTCAGGAAGAAGATTTGCGTAACACGGTGAACAGCATTTTTGAAAATGCGAAACATCCTGAACGCATTTATGTCGGCATTTGCAATCAGCGCACGGATAACAAGGATTTTGAGACCTTTGAGGAGTACGGTGACCGTGTTCGGTGTGTGGATGTACGTTCTCCTCGCCCACTCGGTCTTGGTTTTGCTTATTTTTCTGCGTCAAAGTTACTGATGGATGAAGAGTTCTTTATGCGGATAGACGCGCATACAAGAATGAAAAAAAACTGGGATTCAACTTTGGTCAGTTATTTTAGCAAAATAGAGACGGACACAGGTAGTTCAAAAATTGTAATAACTCAGTTAACTGGTGGATTTTATAAACAAGACATGAATCTTGCAGGTTTTATAAAACATGAAGATAAAGATGAATGGTTTCATGAAGGACAGCCACCAAATACAAGTGAATTTATGAATGGTAACTTAAGGCAGTTAAAAGAATACGCCCTAAATATTGAGCATCATCCGAATAATAATTATGAATGGGATGATATCTCGTTGGCGAATGGCTACAAGGAAATTCATGGTGTTTCTGGAGCATTCCATTTTGGCGCAAGTCAATTTTTGACTGATTGCAGTCCTGATCCAAGAGTATTTTTTTGGGGAGAAGAACATACCTTCGCTATGCGTGCATGGACTCGTGGTTATAGGCTTTATGCAATAGATGTGAACACACAGTTCACTGCGGGTAAAACAGAGGAATATCTAGAAACGGTTGGTATTGATGACTGGCGAAATTTTTGGAAATCATATAGGGGGTTTACGGTTAGATATGAATCGGGATCTGTGTCAGCGAGTTTTCCAACACATAGCGATCCCGACAACCCAGTTATTGAAATACTTTCAGGTAGGGAACTTGGTTTTTATGGAGCAAAAGATGAACAGTCATATGCCGATTGGATGAAAAAACTCGGTATAGCCTAAATGTTTCAAGTTATTTTGTGATTAACAAAAAATCTGCCCCACAGAAACTGATTGTTTCTATTGATAAACAAGGCGCATGGGGTGAAGTTTCCTATTATCACAAACTTGAATGTGGTCATGTTGAAGTCCGAAAAAGGGCATCATCAGCGCCAAGGATTGCTTGTACTTGGTGCGTGATCGGTGAAGAAAAAGGCAGAGAACTTAAAGCGCTGACTATAGTTCAGCCACCGACCCTTGAAGAGGTCTGGGACTTTTATGATGAGACTACATCGGAGGAAGTTGATGTTGCAAAACTTCGGGCAGGGGTGGCGAACGCCGTAGGTTGTGCACAGGAAAGTGTTGAGGTGGTTTCCATCGTTGACGAAGAGAACATTCTGCGTGTCAGTTATGTTACAGTTTTTCTTGATTTTGAGACAGCAAAAAGAATTGCGGATAAGAGTAGGAATACCTAACCGACTGCTGATTTTGCTTGTATCCTGATGCAAGTTATACATAGTTTGCGAGGGGCAACATGATTGATGCAAGCAATATAGAAAATTTTTTTGATACGGAAAAAGCAAATTGCAGGGGTAAGAACATTGTTATGTTTTATCCCAACCACTCGCCGACTGATCGTCTTGGTAGAGAAAATGCCGCTAATGCCATACAGATTTGTTCGGAATGCGAAGTCCTAGAAGGATGTTTGGATTATGCTTTGCATTATGAGCCGCTCGGGTTTTGGGGTGGGAAGACTGAAGTTGAAAGAGAAGTTTTGAGAAGAGTTAGAGGTATAAAACTGCCACCAGAGCGTCAACCGTCTGACTCTATTCGTCGTTCTTCTAGGCGTGGTTTCATAAATAGCCAAGTTAGAAAGAGTTTGAGTTCCATAAAAAATGAGCAATAGTCACCTTCCGCATGTAGATAATTTTTTGTCTCGCTTGAAAGGTGTTCGTCCAACAAACAATGGGTGGGATGCAAGGTGCCCATGTCGCAATGACGATGAGAATCCTTCTCTTTCGGTAGGTATCGGCGCAGAAGACAAGGTTTTGGTTTCTTGTCATCGTGGCGAGGGTTGCTCGGTTGTGGAGATTTGTCAGTCTGTTGGTTTGAAAGTTGTGGACTTGTATCCACCACAAAAAGAGGAACGAAAACTCACCCTTATTGCAACATACGACTACCGTGACGAAAACGGAATTTTGCTTTTTCAGAAACAGCGTTTCACTGATCAAAGCGGTAAGAAAACTTTTAGACAGAGGCGACCTGATCCAAGCGGGAACGGCAAATGGATTTTTTCTTTAGATAACACACCGAAAATTCTTTATCGTCTCCCACAAGTTCTTGAAGCAAAACGCAACGGTGAAGTAATTTGGTTGGTTGAGGGTGAGAAAGACGCTGACGCAGTTTTTGCTCAAGGCATGGTTGCTACAACCCCACCAAACGGTGCGGGTAAATGGCTTGACATTCATTCCCGTGCGCTTGAGGGTGCAACGGTTTTTATTGTTGCCGACAATGATGAAGTAGGTAGGGAGCACGCGATCAGTGTTGGTGATGTTCTCGCTAAGCATGGATGTGTTATCAGTTCATTCGTCCCACCTAATGGTTTCAAAGATGTTTCAGACATGATTAACGCTGGCAAGTCTCTTAATGATTTGCTTGAGTTGGATAGAACAGAACCGTCGGGAGAAGTAACTGTCCACGATGATGAAGAACAAGAAATTGAGGCAGTAGTTCAGGCAACTTCGCCGATTGAATCTTTAACCGAGCAACTTGTAAAAGTTTTAGCAAATGAAGATTTGAGTGAGTCAACAAGAATTAATAGAGCATCAATGCTTGTTAACTCTTTTGGCGTGGAAGATAGAAGCGACAAGGGGCGACTTGTCAATTGGGCGCAACTCGTCCTTGAAGACGTTGATGATTCTTATGATTGGGTTATCCCAAATGTTTTGGAACGCGGAGAGCGTGTAATTGTTGTTGCCGCTGAAGGTGTTGGTAAAACAATGCTTGCGAGACAGATCGCTATCTGTAGTGCGTATGGGATACATCCTTTTACCATGTCTCGGATGAAGCCGATCAGAACTTTAACGATTGACTTGGAAAACCCTGAAAAGATTATTAAGCGAACATCAGCCAGCATCCATGGAGCGGCAAGACATCTTGGATATTTGGATGGTGAGCCTGATTGCCACATCTTGATGAAACCATCGGGTGTTGACCTGATGCGACCAGCCGACAAAGCGTTTATAGAGCAAACTGTGGAAAGAATACGACCTGATTTACTTCTGCTCGGTCCGATCTACAAGTCATTTATTGATCCCGGTGGCAGGACATCCGAAGCGATCACGGTTGAGATTGCTAAATACTTTGACATGTTGAGGGACTATTACAACTGTGCTCTTTGGCTAGAACATCACGCTCCGTTGGGCACATCTACGACAAGCCGTGATCTACGCCCATTTGGTTCTGCTGTTTGGTCACGCTGGCCGGAGTTTGGCTTGTCTTTGACGCCAGACCCTACTGCTGTTGGTGACTATGTTTATGATGTCCGCCATTTTAGAGGTGCGCGAGATCTGAGAGAGTTTCCAACTAAGATGAGAAGAGGGAAAGTCTTCCCGTTTGAAGTTATGGAATTCATGAAGGTTTGAAATGGCTGAAAAGGGTTTAACTAGAGAGTTTCTCGCTGAACGCGATTTGCGTATTTTCAAGATGAGGCAGGCTGGTATCCCTATCGCCGAAATTGCTAGACGGTTTGGAATTGGGTCTACCAATGTTTCCCATTCAATTCGTAGGCAGTTGGGCAAGTTGAACCAAGAGGCTTTGCTTGCTTACCCTGAAGTTTTGCAAATGGAACTTGAGCGTTTGGATGCTTTGCAGTCCGCAATCTGGCCGATGACGCAACACAGAAAACAAAAAATGGATGACGGCACAGAGGTTGCTATTGAACCCGACATTAAGGCTGTTTCAACGGTTCTTTCAATCATTGATCGTCGTGCGAAGTTGCTTGGTATGGAGCAAACTAATGTCAATGTGCAGATGGATGTGAGGGATGCTTCCCCTCTTCGCGCTGTACTTGCTGGTGCTCCCGGAGTTCTTAGCGCTGAGAAGTTTGATTCTGAAGCAGAGGGCAAGAAACTTCTTGCACTTATGGCTGATGCAGGGATCCTTCCAAAAGAGCAGATCAGGGAACTATTGAATGATTTCCCTGCTCTTGAAGATGGCGACGATATTCAGGATGCTGAGATAGTTGATGCTGAGGACGATGCCGTATCACAAAAAGAGATTGACACCATCTAATTTCGTAAAACGATAGTTTCTTGCAGTTGATCGCTTGCAGAGATGGCATCATGTATCCCTATGATTATTGCAATTCTTATCACAACGGCGATCGTTGTATCAACCCACTCATTCCTAATGCATTCTGTTGACAGATTTGACCGCTACGGCGACAGCGGCGGTTCATTCCGTGAATGGACAGAATTTGAAAAACAGAAAAATCCTTCAAATTTCTAATTACCTTTTTCTGTCGTAGTAATACCCCAAGTTTTTCCATTGTTTAACGCTTGGGTCATCAAGCAATGAGGTCATGTTCTTTTCGTATCCTTCGTCAACTGCACCTTCATATTGCTTTGAGTTGCTGTAGTGACCAATAACGGCTTTCCTTGTCGCATTTTTGTCAGCAGACACTAGGGCGCGATGAAAGAGATTGCCATGCCAAATCAACAGGTCGCCTTTTTGAGCAAGGAAAGTAAAATGCTCTACTTCTTTATGCTCTTCAACTTGTTTTTCAAGTTCATAGTTTAACCACCGTCCATCAATCACTTCCCCGCTATTTTCTCCAAAATAAGCCGCATGCTTATCAAAAACCCATTTATGTGATTTGGGTATCAGTTGAAATGGTCCTGTTTCGTACAAAACATTTTCTACCGCAACCCAAGCACCTATGTAGTTGTTGAAGGCGACGGGGTTTGAATGTATTGAATCCTGATGCCAATTTTTTTGGCTACTCATAGACCATGTATCTACACGGTGAAGAGCAACAGCAAGTTTCAGTTCAGTAAAAAAATTTACTATTATTGAACTGCACATTATGTCCATTACTTCGGGATGTTCTAGATACTCTTCCTCTTTATCCCACCCAAAATTATTTCCATACTGATCAGTTTTGTTGGAGTTTTCTTTTTCCCATACAGAATTGTATTCATCTAAAAGACTTTCGCTTATAGCCTTTTTGAATACAACATAACCATTTTCGTGGAAAAAATCTATTGGCTCCATTTTCTTATTTATACATCGTCCCTATAAAATATTTCAAATCCACAATGCATTATCGCAGATGCGAGCGTTCCATAATAAACGTCTCTTTCAACGCTGTCATCTATTGGTTGTGAATCAATCCTGAGTGATGCTTTCAGTGCAGCGGGGAACGCAATGTCTCGCATGACTCTTCCACCGTTGTACCAATGCGTTTTCCCAAATTCAACTTTCCTGCCAAGTTTCACTTTGTATGGGAGCGTTACGAAAACATGGTCAGTGGCGGTTAGGTGAGTGAAGGAAATGCACTCCTCAACCGACGACTCGTTATCTGCATATAACGTTGCCAAGTCTTTTCCTTCAGTATCCGAAGGGGACATTGAGCAGTAGCCCTCGGCTGCGAGTGTGTATTCGTCAATACCCCATCCCTGTCTCATAATCACTGATGCTTCTATGATCTGCTGAAGTCGTTCGTCTTTGGGTATGCCAAATGTGTTTTTGAGTTGAACTATTGTGACTAATTCATTATCTTTCCAACCAAAAATATTAATATTTAAATCGGATCCTATTCCGTCTTCATCTATCAAGGCAAGTTTTGCCGTTTTGACAGATTCGGCGCATAGTGCTATTTTGTCTAAATCGGTTTCGTAGAATCCTGTATACATGTTGACCCAACCTTACTGTATGGTGCCCCTCACAAAATGAGGGTTGCATTTTGGGGATTTTCTTTGTACTAAGGTTTTCTGCATGTCATCAAAATCAAACAAAAAAGCACCAGTCAAGAAAACAGCATCAAAGAAGTCTCCTGCAAAAAAGAAGGCTCCTGCTAAGAAGCCTGTCTCCAAGAAGGTTTCTGCGACCGCTGAAAAAAGCAACAAAAATGTTTTGGCTGAAATTAAAATTGATACAGCAAAACCACAGTTCGTTAACGCTGAAAAATTCATGAAGTCATTCGTGGATGAATCTGCTGTTTTGATTAAGGCAAATAACGTAAAATCTTTGCCTCTTCGCAAGAAAATGCTTGCGTGGTTCAAGATTAGCAAGTAGTCTGAACCCCATGAGGGGTTTACGAGGGGAAAAATGACAACCGAAGAAACAGTGCTGCCGTTTGTTATTGATTCAAACATTCTCTTAGGTGATGTCCGTGAGACGCTTGCTTCGTTGTCAGATAACAGCATTCATTGTGTTGTTACATCACCTCCGTATTGGGGGCTAAGGGATTACGGAACCGCAACCTGGATTGGTGGCGACCCTGAGTGCTCGCACAAAAGAGATAGTAAGTTCAGTGAAAGTTGCACAACTGGACAGAAACTTCTTGAAGGTGCAATAGGTGACGGCATCTATAAAGTCCAATGCCCTCGTTGTGGCGCGATGCGTAAAGATAGTCAACTTGGTTTAGAGCCAACCGTTGATGAATATGTTGAACATATGGTTGAGGTTTTTCGTGAAGTTCGCAGAGTTTTGCGAGAAGACGGAACTCTATGGTTGAACCTTGGTGACTCTTATGCGGGTAGTAACGGCAACGGATGGAAGCAGTCAATTGCGTCCACCAATGCATCCAACGCTGGCGGGGAGAATGAAGATTTCAGGGCAAAGATCGGTCGCGATGACGGCGATCTGAAACCAAAAGATTTGGTAGGTATTCCGTGGCGCGTTGCTTTTGCCTTGCAGGCAGATGGTTGGTATTTGCGTCAAGACATCATTTGGGCTAAACCTAACCCGATGCCTGAATCTGTTCGTGACAGGTGCACCAAAGCACACGAATACATGTTTTTGCTAACCAAAAAGTCACATTATTTTTTTGATAGCGAAGCGATAAAAGAACCAGCAAAATATGCTTACGACGATAGGGGATCTCGTGCAGACAGCCGTAAAGACGCAGGTATTTCTAACGCTATGCACGGTTCAACAGGAGCCTTTAGAAACAAGAGGTCGGTATGGACGGTAACAACGAAACCATTCAAGGGGGCGCACTTCGCGACCTTTCCACAGGATCTGATAGAGCCTTGTATCTCCGCTGGTACGAGCGAAATGGGATGTTGTGCTCAATGTGGGTCACCTCTAGTGCGTCAAGTGAACCGCAAGAGGATTGCTCGGAACGAGTTGTCAGTGGACGATCCTCGTTACCGACCAAACACCTACGAAGGCGCATATGGGGAAATAAACGGCAAGGGCGACGCAGGTTATTCTCAAACCGACACGATCGGGTGGGAAAAGGGCTGTAAGTGTGAAACTGTTGAGACGGTTCCGTGTACGGTGCTGGATGTGTTCTTTGGTGCTGGTACTACAGGTGTGGTCGCACAGAAGTTGGGTAGATCATATTTGGGGTGTGAATTGAACCCTGAGTATGCACAAATAGCGACATTGCGTCTTTCGGATGAAAAGGAAAAATTGAGGGTCGCTGAGGAGATTAATGCAAGCCAGCCTTCACTTTTTGAGGTTACTTCTGAGGGGTAATAAATGTTGTATTATTTACCTACATAGGTATTCCAGTATTTCTCTTTGACTTGGAGGTCAAAAATGTCAGCATCAGCACCACTTCTTCTCCCAATGACGGTTACAGGCGCATGCGCAACAACTTCAACTGTTGTTGTTCGCACTCCTGTCGCAGGTCGTGTCCGTGCAATCACAGTTGCAGTTGGTACTGCTCCTGCTGGTTCAGCACTTAGCGGAACTGTTCGCAAGGCAACATCCTCGGGAACGGTTGTCGGAACTTGGTCACTTGCAGCCGCCGCCACTTCGGCAGAAGCAACAATGTCAACAGTTGATGGTGCGGACGAAATCGCAGAAGATGACTTGTTGCACCTCGTAGTCGCTGCTGTAGGTTCAGGAACTGCTGGTTCAAACTTGACCGCTCTTCTTCAAATTGATCAGTCGGCAGACCAAGATGGTGTGAACGCCCTCTACCCTTATTCCTGATCTAAAAATTTAAACCCGACAAAATATTTAATCCCCCCACATCCGTGCAGGTCTGTGGGGGGATTAATTATTTATAGACATAAATTATTTACTAAAAGTTATTGCCACCCTGTCGCCAGCAAGGCGCAGAAGATTGATCGCTTCTTTTTGGCTGTGTGACGAACACCAGTCCGATATTTCTTTATTCACTATCAGTTCTAGGTATTCGCAGAAGAATCGCGCCCTACCAGTCATGAATGGCGCAACTCCACACTCCTCTGCTCCTGTTTCTCCTTGTGCAAGGAGTTTTTCTTTACCCCCACAGGCAAGAAGTATTGATCCCCAAATATCTACTTCTTTTGTATATGGGTCATATGTCGTGTAGTTGGAGAACCCTTGTTCCTCTATTATTTGCGCAGCCTTGTCGTAGACATCATGAGCGCCAAGTTCTTTTAATGTTGGGAACATTATTCTGTTTCAATTCCGTTCTTATTGCAAAGATCGGCATACGCATGGTTTGGGCTTTCCCCTATTCCAACCGTCTGCTTGTACTCATCGGTGAAAAGGTCAACGGCGTCACAGTCATCACCCTCAAAATAGTTGAGCATCGCTTCCGTGAACTCATCGCACTCTGCGAAGGCAATCCACTTCCCGCCCTCATATATCCCGCCGTACCTTGCCTCTCTTATGACGACGGGATAAATGCGAATCGTTTTTTGAGTCATATTATTTGATTGGGCAAGCCCCTGTTGCGCAGTCATCAAGCGTTAGATCTAAACCTGTTGCCTGACTAAGGGGAATGCTCATGTCAATTTTCTTTAAGAGCGAACCGTACTGTTCTGAAGTAATTTCTTCGTATGGTGGCAACGGGAAGTTGTGGTCAGCATGTAAGAGGAATGACACGGACTTGACACCTGTGTCGTAGTTCTTGGAGAGCCATTCTTTGATGGATTCAAGTTCTTCCTTTCGGTAGTACACGGTTACCGAAACAGCGTTGTCTGCCCATTCGGTTTGCATTTTGCGCACCCATTCAAGTTGCTCAACGGCTGTCATGTTTTCTGCGAGAACCGCGTTGTCTGGTGACTTGCATGGGAACTCTACGACATAGCGTGTGTGGTCTTCTCTCCCGTCAATACCAATATCCCAAACAACCTTGTGTCCTCGTTTACGGAGACCGTCAACGAGGGCGTCAGACGCTCCAAAACGCACCCTACGGATGTAGAAAGGTGCAAATGCTGGATGTATGCCCGGGGTGATGCCGGGAAGCAATGAGAGCGTGCCAGATGGTTGAACTGTTGTCAACCGCACCGAACGAGGGTATCCGTTTTCTTTGGAATACTTGACATCAAATTCGTCAAGATTACGGTAAGCCTCATCTAGCCAAGAAACCTGTTCTTCTGAAGCCTGCAACACACCCGAGATGCTTTGACCTAGGCGTGCATTCTTAGACACGATCGCATTGGTTTTGGCGTACGGGTAACTAAGTCTTGTGATTTGCTTCTGAACGATGTAAAGCAACTCGGATATTTCCTTGAATTGCTCAATTGAGCAGATGTTGGGGAGAAATATGGTTGAAAGGTTGCATGATTCGCCGTCACCCAAACCAATCTCCGCACAAGGGTTGAACCCCTCAATCGTCTTGTCTGCACGCTCTTCTTTGAGTCGCCCGAACTTCCGTGCAAGCCTTCGGTTAACCAAGCCGTACGGTTCACCACCACCCGTATAGCCCTTCCATAGTTCTGGCATGATGTGGTCGTAGTAGTCAGCGTAAATGCTGTTATTGCTGTTGGCACGGTAACCCGGAATTTCTCCTGATGCCCAATTCTTCGCACGGAGGAACAGAACATCGTCAGGGTCACCAATCGCGATTTGTGCTGAACGGCGGGATGAACCCGAAACGACAACACGACCAATGATGTTGCAAATATCTAGGACATCAATTGAACGAAGTTTTTTCCCTTCTCGGTTTTGAAGCACCTTAGAAATATCTTCAATCCCATCAATCAGCGCTTGCGGTCCGCTGGCTGTTCCGCCGAATGTCTTGAGGGGTGCGCCAAATTGGCGAATAAGAATCGTTGAATACGAGAAAGACTTCCCTGTTTCAAAGTACGACTTCAATGTGCTATGTAGCAGTCGTCTCCAACCCTGTCGTGAGTCAGGGACAATAATGTCCGCATCGTTTGATCGCTCGTGAGTGATTTTTACATTGGTCAAAACTTTTGGAAGGTCATGGATTTTTGCTCGCTCCACAGAGAAACCAACTCCGCCACCAAGCATGAGGTGGTCAAAAAGAAATTCAAAATCTTCTACTTTTTCTATGTTTACGAAATAGCAGTTATTGAGTGATGCCGCGTTGAACTGTTTGATGAGCGGGGTTCCGAGTTGCCATAGTGCGCGACCCGAGAATGATCCTCGTAGGTTGAACACATGGTCGTAGAGTTTTTCTGCTTGATCTTGTGTTAGTGGTGTCCCAATGTCTATTGCTCCGTTTACACAGCGTTGTACTGTTTCTGCCCAAATTTCGTTTCGGTCTAGTTCTTCAATTCGTCGTGAGTATGTGCGTAAGTAAACAACTTCACCTAAACCGCTGAATCCCCAAGGCGGAGTCTGTGTCTTGTAGCGGTCAACAAATTCTTCAGTGATTCTTGCGGTCATTTTGTTCTCTTTCGGTGTAGTTGCAATTTAGGCAGAGAACTATATTACAGCACCAAGGGTTTTAAGTAAAATCCTAATTACTAGTAAGGTTATATTTTCGTGCTTCTTCTAAGGGTATTACTTGACCAACAGCAAATTTTCTCACCTTTGTGAAAACTCCCGGTGATACTTCTTCGGGCATAAAAAAATCTTCTTCAACTCTGAATGTTTGTTTACCGTCTAGGGAGTTGAACAGTCCAAGACCAAATATCCTTGTTGGTGGTTTGTGATTATCGGGCACACAGTTACCGCTTGGGTCACCGCAAACTATGCATGGTTCAGTGGAAGCCCTCAAGAACTCTATGTCACCATATATATATTCAGGCATAAACAAGTGTACCCCGCACCATGCTGACCGTTTACATGAAGAAGGAGCGCCTTTCGGCGCTCCTTCTCTCTATGCGAGGGGGCATAGACCTGTGACCCATGTATTTAATTTTTGGGTGCGAACTTGTTCTCCTGTTGTAGAACTTTCATTTCTTCTGCAAAAACTGCATCAAACTCATCCTTGTAGCGAATCTGTAGAACGAACGATGCACGACGCTTTGCCTCTAGTTTGCGCTTTGCCTCAACCCTGCGGGCTTCTGCGCGTCGGTTGCGTTCCTCAACGGGTAGTGGCTTCCTTCCTCGGGTTACACCTAGTTTGTTCTTCATTTGCTCATATGTTGTTGCCATTGTGGCTCCTATTTGTGTCTAGTGGTTACTTAATTAATAATTAGATAATAACTAAGGCTTCAAGATAAAGCAACCCTAATTTCGTAAAAATATACCGTGACATTGTGTATAAATGGGCTCTACGGGTGGGTTGTAATAATGAATGAGGCGCACTACACTTACGGTATGGATAATATAAACATACCTAAAACATCACTAATCACCGAATTACCTACCGTAATGAACCTCAAGGAAGCACAGTTGAACTGCCGTGACTTTGACGCAGTAATTACAGCAGGACCATCTAAACGGGAAGTCAGCGAATTCAGACACCCAATACATAAAGTCGTTGAATTCCACGACACCATGTTTGAAAACAACGGTGGACCATCATATGAAAATGTTGCAGAACTCATTGAGTTTGGTGCAGGGGTTCCAAAACTCTTGGTTCACTGCCATGCAGGTATTTCCCGCTCTACGGCAACAGCATGGGGGGTGGCAATCGCAAACGGTGAAGAACCTTTGGAAGCATTCCTGCAACTACAACAAAATCACCCAAACGAAAGCAGTGTCTTTGGTCATGGATTTAAGCGAACATTCGCACCCAACATCCTTATCGTAAAACACCTTGACAAGTATTTCAATCTAGGGACAACCCTTCTTGAAATCCGACAGAAGCACACAGAGGGTGGCTGGTAAGAATATGAAAGTATTTTGGAACAGCGACTACACAAACATTTCCCACGACTTTGACACATCGCGCAAATCCGACAATATTGTCGCGTTGATCAAAGAAAACCAAGAAATGCCATCACAGTTAAGACTGCATAAAGATATCCCAAATGTGGAAATCTGCGATCCTTACGCAAAGACCGATGTGGACGTCACCGAAGGTTTAATCAATTCTTGGCTAACTAAAAATTACGCTGAAGCACTTAGGACGAACAACAATAGGCTTCTATCTGAAAGTCAAGGTTTCAGATGGTGCCCCAACACTTACGCTTTCGCTCGTGCCCATGCGCACGGGTTGATCGCTTCGGTTGATGAGGTTAAATCGGGTGGCGGCAGGTGTGGAAGTTTGTCGTCAGGTCTCCACCATGCTTCTATGGGTTCGGGTGCAGGGTTCTGCACTATCAACGGGATTGCTTTGTCGGCGATCTACGCCCATGAGCAAGGTTTTGAGCCAATCATTCTTGACTTTGACGCCCACTGTGGCGGTGGGACAATGAACTTTCTAAACAAGTTCAACAATTCATTGAATGACGAACAAACACCTATTCAGCATATTGATATGTCCACAAATCATTTTGATTCCTATGAAAGTGACGCAAAGTGGTCTTATCTCAATGTTCGTGGTATCAACGATGATTATCTTGACTGTATTAAAGAAGCGCTTGAAATCGCTCGTCCATTAGTGACCGACAAAACCGTGTTCATATACAATGCGGGGATTGACCCAATGGATGCATACGAAATTGATCAAGAAGTGATCAAACAAAGAGAGAAGTTGGTATCCAATTTCATTGGTGAAAGCAAGGCGATCTTTGCCCTCGCTGGTGGGTACTCTGGTCAAAATACAACACGAGACGATGTGGCAAAAACACATCTTTACAATATTTACGGATGGGCATGGAGCCAGAAATAGTTCACGGGTTGTACGCAACCTACACAAACATTAAATGCAGGTGCACGGAGTGCAAGCAAGCAGCCGCTGAATATATGCGTGCCTACAGGAAAACTAGTGCTGGTAAATCTCAGGCTAGGTTTCATCAAGTTGTCGCTAATAAGCGATCACAGATAGCCATTCAATGGGTGAAAAATAACCATCCGCAAGAGTGGGCTAAAATATGTGAGCAAGCATTACACGGCTTGGATAAAAGAAAGAACGGAGACAAATAATATGGACTCACAATATGATGAAATATTAGAGAAGTTGGAAGGTTTCATTGAGCAAACCGAAAAAAGGATTAAACAACTTGTCTCTGAAATACAATCTCTGAAACTTGAGGTTCAAGGTCTTGATCACGGAGTTAAACAGAATCAGATTTCAAATGATCAGATAAAGGGAACTTTGGGCTCTACGCTGAAGACCGTTGGGGATCATTCTCAGAGGTTTGGCAAGTTGGGGTAAATGCTAGTATTCGTTCATGGAATACAGCGGGAATAGTTCGCAAGAGGCTTTTGTCCTTGAAATGCTCGGTCACAAAAAGAATGGTTTTTATGTTGAACTTGGAGCGTTCCATTCTTCAGAGGGGAGCAACACATATGAACTTGAGAAAACATATGACTGGCAGGGTGTCTCGTTTGAGTTGCTAGAGCAACGAAGGAACGAATTTATTGCCAACAGAACTAACCCTTGCATGGGGGACGCTCTCAACTTTGACTACATTGCGTATTTTGAAAACAATCATTTTCCAAAACAAATTGACTATCTACAGGTTGATATTGATACAGGCTACGACAGGGCTACACGCCCAAACGGGAACCATTACACAACCCTTCTTGGTTTGATTACCATACCGTTGACTCAATACAGATTCTCGGTTATCACCTTTGAGCATGATGCGAATATGTATTTCAGAAATACTGGACAGAGAGACGCACAGCGCGAAATACTTGATTGTCTTGATTACACACTTGTTGCCAGAACAATACATGAAGATTGGTGGGTGGATTCTTCGGTTATAAGCCCTGATGTATACAAGAAACAGATGCGATGGGAAACGCTGTAATGGCAGATGGGGCATCTCTCCCTTTTGTTTATTTAACAAACTTTCTTTCAGAGTCAAATTTTCATGCCGTTCTTGGTCAGGCTCTCAGTTCGCATGGTGCAACGAGCGAGCAAACACCTCATTTGGTTAATCTTCAAAACATTGAAACTTGGTCTATAGGCAAAAATATTGAGAGCCTCTACCCACTTCACTGTCAAAGAAAACTGCTCAAGATAAAAGGTGGGAATATCCTTGATTTTTCTGATAACAGAGGGATGGACTATCATCAGGATTCTGTCCCCAATAAAGACTACCCCGATGATCCAGAGATCGGTTTTACGCCAAACGCTTCTGCTGTCTACTACTTGAACGATGATTACGAGGGCGGTGAAGTGTGTTTCACTACTGAAAGACCACCGATTCAGCAAGCAACAGTTGACACCAAAGGATTAAAAAATCTATTTACGCTAAAACCTCAACCAAATTCGTGTGTGTTCTTTGATGCAAACTTGTGGCATTGGGTGAGACCAGTAACCAAGGGAAGAAGGTTCTCTTCAACATACTTTTTGCTAGTTGAATAAAGAACTAATGTGTAGAGATGCTTGAGAAAACCCACTTAGCGGAACAAGGATTTAACCATTTGGTTGATAGCGAATTAGAAAAACTACGTATAGAGGTAGCGGATCTAAAGAAACAGATTGATTACCTTAAAAGCGACTTGAGGTATTACGAGTTTCAGGCAACAACAAAACTTTAGTTGTTTTTAAATTCAGCCCATGTTTTGTCGCCAACACCAAAGTACTCACGAGCGTAACCAGCCTGAATGATGTCTATGTTTAGGCAGGCGGTTTTGGGATCGTTGATCTGATCAGAACTGAAGATACGCGCAAGAATGCGACCGTACTTGTCGTTCTTGTCGGGGATTGTATTAACAAAAACCCACTCATGACTTGTCAGCCAATCTTCAGTGAATTTCTTTGCTTTTAGACCTAATTCTTTTTCCTTCAAATCCTTCGTCCGAGACTCTGGTGTATTTATTCCATACAAACGAACACGCATTTTGTGATGGATATTGAAACCTAGATCAACCATAAGTTCAACAGTGTCACCGTCAACAACTTTCAATAACTTAGCCCCATACCAAAATCGTTCCACAATTAATCCTTTTCTTTAGAGTTTTTGTATCGTTCAAGCATTCGTTTGCCTTTAGCGGCAAGCATCCTCGCATCGTCTGCGTTTTGTGGAACTGGCTCGCCCCAAGCGGCTGCCGATAAAGCAAGCCGTGTTGGTTTACCTTTTTCATCTTTCATTGGTCCTGAAGGATTAGTGAAAAACCTAGTTAGGAATGAACCTTTTCTCCGCATCTTTTCTGGTGTGTCGGCTCTGCCTTTAACACCGGGCTTCAGGTTAGATCCTTCTGTTCTATTGAAGTGCGCACGACCAGCGGCAGTTAAACCACCCTTTGGATCACGCAACGGTTTAGCAGACTTCTCTTCAACGATCGGACCACCAGTAACCCATGCGCGACAAGTCCTCTTTGATGCACACTTGAAATCAAACGCTTCGCAATATCCAAGTTCGCCAGCGCTATCAATTGCTTCCCATTCATCTTTGCGCTCACCGCCAGTAACACCCTTTTCCATGCAATCTTTCATAGACGGGGTTTGTATAAACAAAGCGCAATTTCCGCACAGTTGTTTTTTTGCTGACGCAGTATCAACATCCCATTCTTTTGCTATCTTGCCCCAATAATCGTTATTAGGTTCAGAAGGATTTAGCGGACCATACATTGCTGTCTTAATTGCCTTGCCACGGTTGCTCAGGTTCGTCGCAATATCCTGAGTCGCTTTAGGGCATTTCTTTTCTGCTTTTACCCGAACATGTATTTGTTGTTCAGCAATGATGTCAGTGAATTTCATATGTTCTCATTATCCCACAAAAAGCAAAAAACCCCGCCCCAACCTTGCGGTCAGAGCGGGGTTTTTTAATTGCTTAGATTATGCTGATGGAGCCGCGTTGAACGAAACCTTCACGAAGGATTCTGGGCGCTTAACTGCAAGAGCCAAACGCTGTTCAGCAAGGATCACAATTGCGTTACGCACGAAGAAGTCTGCATGCTGTTCGCTGATGCGAATGCTTGCTGACTCACGGTCGTAAATCTGTGCTCCCGTACCGAATGCTCCGATAAGTGCAGTGCCTTCAGTCATTGCAGGAGTGTCCACAACAGGGATCCTCCACAACTTCTGCTCGCCACCCATTGCAACCGAGACTGCTACGACATAAGCGCCGTTGCCGTCCTTGGTCAATTCAATGTCTTCCCAATCGTTCGGGTGCAATACAACGCCCGATGGCTCGTAGTAAGCCAAGAATGAGAGGGTAGCGGCACGACGGAGTGCGTCTGCCTTGGTGTCGGTCATACCTGCGGTTGCCGAGTAGAAACCCGACGACCAGTTGTAGGTCTGAATGCCACTGGTGTTCAAGATACCTGTAAGGTTCTCGCCCGTTCCTGAACCGTTAAGGATCTGTGCATCTTCCTGCAAGCGGAGACCGTACATCAACTCGTTGTCAATGATTGAGCGCAGTTGTGGCTCATCAGCAAGAACATTGCGGTGTGCGGCTTCCCAGTGAGCCAAAGTGCGAACAGGAGCCTGCTCACCAACGAAGGTGAAAGACGACTGTGGCTTGGCTGCAAATGCGGAACCATTACGCTCAGCAACAGGTGCCGCGTTGTTGGTGAATCCGGTCATGCGGAAGTATTCAATGATTGCAGCAGTTGTGGTGCGACTTGGGAACAAGTCACGAACACGCTTGGTGCGCATTGGAGGAACAACAAGGGCATCGCGTTGGATTGTTCCAAACGAACCTGGGGTACCAGTTGGAAGTGCCGAGTACAAGTCTTTCTGACTGTAAACTTCACTGCTTGACTTGTATGGTGCTGGCATGTTTGCCGAACCACTTGCCAAAAGGGACTTGAACTCTGCTGAAGCAAGGAATGCCTCACCAATGCTCTTGCGACCAAATGACTGTACTACTTGTTGCATTTCCTGCGAAGCGAAAGCCGAAGCCTGTGCTACTGAGTCCTGTGGTTGTGAAGCCCATTGGTCAGCATCGCGCATTGCCTCAAGACCCTCAACTAGGCTCTTGATTTCGCGGATGTCTGCCATGTTCTTATCAAACGCGGTCTTTTGTTCTGCGGATACTACTACGGTGCCGTCTTCAATTTTGAAGTTGTCGGCGATGGTCTTGTTTTCTGCCATCTTGGTGCGCATTGCACCTTGAAGTTCAGTTAAACGGCTGTTGTCAAATGACATGTTGTTCACTCCTAGTGAATTGGATTTGGTTGGTGATTACTTATGTTTTTATTGCAGACTTCGGTAAGCACCTAGTCCAGTTACTATTACTGTAATACGAGAATAACATCAAAGTAGTATTAAAAATGCAACCCCTAAAAAGTTAGGGAATTTGAGTAGTGTCGTTTCACTACTCGTGGGCAACAGCCTTTGGAATATTTGACGCCGTATTCGCCTTCTTGGAATCCAGCCCACTTTTTGCTTGTTTTGCGGTTTCTCCATGGGTGATCCAACGGGAGTAGGTCGTTGTCATCAAAGTATTTTACATCGGCAGGTTTGTCTGAGTTCAGCAACGCCAAAAACTTGTAGACGCGCTTCTTGGCAATCTCTTTTGAACCATCTTCCAAGCCTCGCATGAAAACTATTTTGAGGTCACGAAGGTTGGTTTTTGCTGTTGTTTTTGCTTTAGCGTTGTTGTTTCTTACTCGTACAGCCAAATCATTGATATCGCCACTTGTCACGGTTGGTGGTTTCTTTTTAGGTTTCGGTACACCCTTGAAAGACACCAGACCAGTCTGAGCCATTGAACCCTGATCATCCTTTTTACCAAAACCCGCCCCCTTTCGGCGAGGTTTATTCCTAGGGCTGTTATCCCCTCGGATACCTGTGACGCGGTTGTAGTCAGACACATTAGAACATGGAAGCCAAACAAGTTTCCCATCCCGTGCCGTATAACGGCGAATACCGATACAGCCAAGATTCCTTGAACGGATACGAGCAGAATCAGGATCGCTGAACGTATCAGGGTCTGTTGAACGGCTAACAAAGTTAACGAAACCCTTTTCTTCTAAAGACTTACCAGAAAACGAGCCTGTTACAAGTCCGCCACCCGGCAAGGTTGCGATACCGGAAATAGGTTTCTCATCAAGGTTCTCCCAACCCCGTTTAGGTGCCTTGTGGTTACAAACCGCATAATACTTTTTCCCTGCAAGAAGGATGGTTCGCACACCACCACAACCACGAGCCTTAGAAATAGCGACAGCATCAGCACGATTCTCGTAATATGCATCAGACTTTGTTTCTAAACGCTTTGTCCGTTGAACCATTTTCGGCAACGGCTTCTTCTTCTTAGAAGCACGAACTTTCAAGTATTCGTCTTTGCCTTTTTTGATGGCTTCATATTCTTCACGCGAGGCGCAAGGCATCCAACCTTTGCCGTCTTCGTATACGCCTTGGCATCCAAGCATGCGTGCAACACGAAGAGCCTGATCTCGCGTTGTTTTAGGATCGGTCATTTATTTATTATTCCGCCGTGTAAGGCATAGACATACCGTATTGTTCAAATAGTTCATCAATCTTTGAAGAATTCTCGCTATCCATCAAAAACAATACCATTGATTCAAGATCTCCATCTTCACCAGTTTCGTCAGCGTATCCAGTAGCAATTGAAATAATCTTTGAACGCGTCTCCGAATTTTTGATAGTTGACAACAATTGGTCTTTTATTGAATTTTTTTGTTCTTCTGAAAGTTTCACGCGTTGCCCCTTGGTATTGCTCGTGCTCTTTGTCTCCGTGGAGCAGTTCCACCTATCTTGTTTTTAGCAAAAGAGAAAGTTCCACTACTAAACGGAAGATTGCTCTTGAACCAATGCTTAACAAACTCCCTGCGGACTTTGTCATTAGCGGGATCATCAATAGCAAAAATCCAATCTTGGTGAATAAACTTTTTACCGCCACGAGTTTGAGCAATCATTGATTTGATTCTAAAATACTCCGCTTCAGAGTTAATCAAACCACCCGCACCAAAGTTTTCATAAAAAGATAGCGCTTTTTTGAATCCCCCTAGTCTGTTTTCGGGTATATTGCCACCATTAAAACCAACTCTCGCCCAAACATATTGACCGTCATCAACTGCACCAACTTTTGCTTTACTGATACCAATCTGCTTTAAGAAAAGAAACGCATGCTGATTATAGATTGTCTGTATGTCAGCGCCTCTGTCCATTTTGCTTCTCACGAACATGGTTGATTGTTTTACATATCCACTATTTACGCTCACGAGGCGACCGGAATCACCAATTGCTGCACGAACAATATTCCCGTTTGCATCAATTTCATTGAATACGACACTCACGCTGTGCTGATCGTTGTTCCCTATTCGCACCGTTGCTACCGCATTGTAAAGTTTTCCATTTGCACCCTCAATACGAGAATGACCATACGCTTCTTCTAAATACTTCTTTTTCCCCGCAAAGTCAAGCGAGCGCCATTTTTCTGGCGTCATATCCTCAAATGGTTTCTTTCCAGTACCGTAACGCTTTTCCATATACTTAGCAAGTTTTCCGCTACGACGCTTTATGGCATCGTCAATTTGTGATTTGATCTTCTTCACAACATCTTCGTCTAGTGGTTTCACAACACCAGTTGCGTCAGGGTTGAAATTCAATCCTCTTTGAATTCTTTTTACTGCTTTGTCAACTTCAGGTTCAAAACGATCATAATTCTTCAGCATCTGCTCGTATCGTCCAATACTTTCTTTCATTTTGGCAATATCTTTTGCCTTGCTGACGCGTAGTTCTTCCATTTGCGTTGGACTGAGATTTCCTGTTGGGTTCTTTATTAAAGCCCAAGCACTATCAACAGCGGCTTTGTCCCTGTTCAAAGCCTCACTGAGTTTGAGTCTGTTTAAAGCAATTCTTCGCACATAGGATGCTTGTGCTTCTTCAATTGTTTTTTTCAAATCAATTTGAGGATTGGCTTTATATTTCTCAATTATTGATTGAAGCAAATCTTGAAAATCTCTTTCAGCAGCCATTCGACCCTGATTGTCATTAAATATCATTTCGTCAATATGCCGCCCAAAGTTTTGTAGATTTTTAGGGTCTTTGATTTGGAGCAATACATCTTCTACGATTTTTTCGTTTGCCGTAGAAAGGTTCGCTACGTCTATTTTTGCTGGTTTGAATACAAGTTCAGATGGTGATTCATCACCAATGTTTGGAGGATTTGGTTTAACTCGTTTTGGTGTTTTGAATGGTGCGTCAATCGGGTCAATCGCAGGTACGGGAGCGGCGACTTCATCTTTGTTGGCATCAAGAATTTCCTGCCACGAATCGCGGTAATCCTTAATGTATGTCTTGACTCGTGCGATATTGATTTTTTCACCATTTCGTTCAATGAAGTCATTGTCTGAAAGTTCGCCTCTGTCAATTGCTTGTTGTAGACGCTCCAACCTTGCGTTTGATGCAGTAATTTTTGCGCTTGCTTCATCCCTTTTATCTCTTTTTCTGGCAGGAGTTTGCGGAAAATTGGCTGGATCATTAACAATCATTATTCGGTCATTTGGAATGACGTCACGAACAACATATTCTTGAAAATTGTCGTCGTTCAACGCTTGATTCAAGTCAACTTTTCGTGCAGCCTTCCTTGCTCGTTTTCTTTTTTGTGCGTCAGCGATGGCAGCCAGAGCCATCGCCTCACGGTTTCGCCTCATCTCCTCTGAACGAGCCGCGTTGTCGCTATCTCCGCGAGGTGCTGGTTTTGGAACCCTTCGCTGTTCTGATTCAGCGTTGAGCATCGCGCCTATGTCACCTTCAGGGTTTTTCCTAGGGCGACGAGGTTTAACAATCTTTGGCTCAACTATAGGTTTTTCAACAGCATTTTCTTTTTCTTGTTTTGGTGCTTTTGGCTTCTTTGTTGCTTCAACAACTGCACGGCGACGACGGCGAGCAGGTGCTTCGCCAGTACGCGGTGCACCGGGTTGTTCAATTTCACGATCCATGCGTCGTTGTTCTGATTCGCGTAGATTACCTTCACCCCTTGGCTGTACTGCACGCCGTCTGCGGGCAGGACGAGCAACAGCATTGCGTCGTTTCAATTCCGCAATTACACGCTTGTAATCGTCGCTGTCTCTTCCGCCAGTAGCGTTTTCTAATTCGTCACGCATTTCTTGCAGAACATTTAGTGGTTCAGCCGCGAGGAGATTCCTATTGTTACGAGGCGGACGAGCAGGGGCTAATTCTCGTGGTGTGTCAGGTGCATCAACCGATGGTGGTCGAGCAACAACAGTTCGCCTACGATCACCACGAGGGCTAGGTGCGTCTCCGCCGTCCAATCGTTCGGCAACGCCACGCAAACCTTGCTCAAGACGACCAGCGCCACCACCATTGGGATTAAGTCTTGCAAGTATCCGTCGTTCACGGCGAGCAATACGACGACCCCTACGAGCATCATCAACATTTTCCAAGCGTTGACCAATGTCAGATATTTGGTTTGCAATCCGACGGGCTACACCCCATCCACAGGATCTACCAAAACGATCAGTTATTTGTCCACCGTAACGAGTACCAACTGGACAACGCCATCCACCGCGACGGTTGGTTCCCGGTATGGAAAGACTCGGATCCCACATAGCACGGACAGCCTTAACTTCGTAAGCCATCGTTGACGTGTTTCTTTCACTAAGGAAAGATTTTGCTTTAAAGTCAACAATGTTCTGAAGCATTTATTTCCATTTTCCTATAAGGGTGTCGTACTTGCCGTCATACTGATTTGGTTCAATGAAATCTGAAGGATTTGGCGTATAGCCATTCCAATCCCAAAAACTCTCAAGTGATAATGCTTCGTATTCATACTTCTTTTTGTCATTTTCAACTTTTGACAATCTCTCCTTAAGAGAAGATAACCAATTCTTGTCGTTTTCATTTTCTTTTGGATTTACATATATAGAAACTTTTCCGTTTTTGATTACAACGATGTTGCGTGGTTCCTGTTTCTTTGCTTCATCATCAGAAAAGAAACTTACAAAATATCCATCTTCAATCATTTGTTTCTCCCTATGGTCTTGCAAGACGAATCTCGTCCGCAGCCTCTTTCAGATTTTTGAGATTGACTCGTATTGCTTGAATTGAGGCATCTATCTTGATTTTATCTGCTGGCGTAGCGGCATCCAATGAACCCCAAGCCTCTTTCATGTTTTCAACAATCAGATCAATTTGCTGTACTGTGAGTTTTGAAATTGAGTCTTGTATTTGCGCTAGTGCTGGTGCATCCTGTCGGTTGAACTGATCAACTGCGAGCATTCTTTTTGCATCCGCCTTGGATAGTTCTCTGATTTTTCCTACGCCGTTGTTGTAGATGCCATGGTCAATTGGGATTTGCTCATTTCCAACCCAGAGGTAGTTGCCTGCATGCCTATCGGGATTGCCCATAACGCGATCCAAAACTCGCACCATTCCTTGCGCTACTGGATCTATCTGATTTGGACGATTCCGTCCAGCCTTTATGTCACCGTCAACTACATCACCATAATGCTCTACAAGAATTGCCGCATTCCTAGTTATATTTCGGTGACCACGAATACTAACCATGTCTCCAGCAATTCTCACTCTAGACATCGGTCTGCCAAATGCTTGACCAAGCACCGCTGCGTATTGTTCACCAATAAATTCATTTTCAACAAAAGACGGGCTCTTTAGGATATATTTTTTACCAGAAACAGCATCTTCCACTACATATGTTTTGTTCTTTTTGCTTCGTGACGCCCTGTTGTTGATTCCGTTACCCGGATCAGCCAACAACTTAAATCGTTTTGAGATCTGACCAGCAGGCTCGTTCGGATAGTTTCCATTGGCAAGAATCGCATCTTTCAGGAAAGCATCTGGGACATCATCAAGATCTCCGCCATTTTTCACAAACTGATTTGCTTTTGCTTGTGTTGAAATGTTTGCGTTGCCCTTTTTCACTGCCTTGGGGACAAGTATTCCATCTATTTCAACGTGACCATGGTTTTTATTGAACCGTGACGCTTTGCTTTTCTTTATCCCTGCAACGTTTCGGTCATTGACTCTCTTCGCGGCTTCTTCGTCAAGTGAAACAACATTATTTTTTGGTGCGTTTCTTACTCTCGGCGCTCTTGGGGGAGTTGGTGGTGTTGGAGGTTCTGGTGGTGTTGGCGAACCATCCCCCTGTGATGGTGGGGTAGGGGCGTTTAATTGTGCATTTATCCTGTTGCGAAGAGCGGTCAATCCTCCAGCAGGAACACCAAATTCTTCTCTGACCATTCTACGGTCTTGGAGTTGTTGGTTTCCTCTAACTGCCATCATCTGATCATCGTCTAATACATAATACGCATCACGACCAGAGGATTTTCCATTTTGCGTATATGCAACAACATGGAATTGACGGTTCTCAAGTCTTGCGAGGCGGTTAGCCTTTTCTTTGGCATCTTCAAATCGGCTATAAGCAACACCAGTGTGGTCAAAATCTTGTGTTGGTTCAAGACGAGGATTCCTTGCCGCAGGGCGCACAGGTTTTACTGGTGCTGGTTCAGGTACATCATCAGGTGCGGGTTTCCGAGTTGCGCTACGGGCGGCGCCTGCTGTCGTTGCCTTCTTGCGACGACCACGGTTATTCCTTGGACGACGAGCCTGCGGTGTCGGTGGTTCAAAATCTTGTGGTGCGCTACGACCGTGAGCATCTTTCCAAGCGTCACGAAGATTAGGTTTGTTGATTGCATACCATTCGCGGCGTGTCAACATTCCAGCATTTCCACCACCTGCACGGATTTCACGAACACGCTTAGCGTATTCGTTGTATTTTCTTAATACATATGGGCTGAAATCTTCTGATGCTCCTGCGTCTGATGCTTCGCGTGCTGTCAGTACATCAACATTGGCTGGTTGTGGTGCAACGCGTGGGCGTGGCTGTGGTCGTCGTTGTCCTGCTGGTGCAGGTCGGCGTGTAGGACGAGGTTTTGGCGCAGGTGTTGGCGCTGTTTCTGGAATAACATCGCGTCTCCTGTTTTGTGGTCGGCGAGCAGACGGTGCATCCACTTCTGCCTGTTCATTACCTTGCTGTCTTTCACCTCTAACAGCGTTCACAACTCTGCCAACATTGCTTGCATTCCAAACTTCGGCAGCGAATTCTCTACCTCCACCACGAGCCCTTCGTGGTTTCGGTTTGTCACCACCTTCAAGACGATCAGCAATTCCTCTTAAACCACCTTCAACGCGACCAGTCTCGGGAACCCCACCAAGCCGTCTCATCATTCGTGCGTTACGACGGTCAAGGCGACGCTTTCGTTTGTCGTCATCTCGTTGTTCTAAGCGTTCACCAATGTCAGCGATTTGGTTGGCGATACGGCGTGCTACGCCCCAACCACACGAACGACCAAAGCGATCGGTGATCTGTCCGCCATATCGTGTCCCTACAGGGCATCGGAAACCACCACGACGGTTAGTGCCGGGAATAGAAAGACTCGGATCCCAAATTGCTCGCACACCTTTGATTTCAAAGTTGAAAGATGATTGGGTTTGATCAGAGATAAATGATGAAGCCTTAAAACTCAGAACATTTCGGAATTCTTCGTTTGAAAACTCAGAAAGTAAAACCTCAGATATTGACAGAACAGGAAGGTTTTTGGTTTCTACAATTTCCTGTTTAAGGAATGCAAGGTTTGCAACCTTTTTCTCTATCGCTGATCCTGATGGGCTTGGACCTTCAATAATTTTTGATGAGTCCATTGTTTGAACTAGTTCAGGTTTTGTTATAGGTGTTTTGCCATATTCTTGACGGAGAAATTTGGCAACTTCTTTAGCGGCTTCGGTCATTGGCTTGAAGGTGGATCCTTCAGGGGTCGTTGAGACGACCATAAATGGTGTGTTGTCGCGATTTTTGATAATGAAAACTAGGTTCATTGTTTACTTTCCACATTCGTGAAGATATTCAGCAAGCCATGCAAATCTTGAGGTTGCATTATCGCTACCGTAAAATGGTATCACTAAGTGGGTGATATTAATTTTAGGTTGATGTCAATATATTATTTGTTATCTAATTTTTTGTGACCCAAGGCAACTAGGAAATTATTAATTTTATCCTTATTTGAACCCTTGTACTCAAGTATTTCTGCATGACGGTATGAGTACCCATGCAACATACTCTCAAGGTCAGCCTTATCCGACGAGCCTTTCTTGACCGCCAAAAAGTGTTCATTATCCTTTTTGTCGGAATCTTTATCCTTTGAGTAATACTTAATAATCCCTTTATCGTCCTCAACTATGACGAGTGGATCCACCTGAACTAGTGGGTCTTTGGAGGTGATGATCGCTGCTCTCATGGTTCCTATGATCCTATAATCAAATCAGCAAGTCTGCCGGGGTCAACATCTGTTATATATTTCATTTTTCTTTGCGGTTTTACGCCAACCCTCAAAAGAGCCTGATCCCCACCCCTAGGGTTAGCGGTTCCATCCCCACCGGCTTTCAGTACATCTTCAACAACATTCATATACGGGTTTTTACGCTCTGCCTCACGGATGGACTTCTGAACCTCTTCAACGGCTAAGAGTATCTCGCGCCGACTTATTTGCCTATCTTTGAATTGCTGTCTCAATGTTGCAAGCATCTCGTTTCTTCTACCACCAACATCGTTGCCTAAAAAGCCTCGTAATCCTTCGTCGTTACCATCATAATTTTCGTGAGCCCGCCCACCCCAGTTGACATCAAACCCAAGAGAAGGATCAATTGGGACGAACCGCTTCTTACCACTGGAGTCAGTCGCTACAAAGAAGTTCCCTCCATGGCGGTCTCTGTTGACCATGATGTAGTCCAAAAGTGTCGCTCTAACACGATCGGCGGGTTTTATTTGCGACACGGCTACTTGATTTCTTCCGTCTGTCAGCGCCCCATCAACGTAGTTCCCTGCGTGTTCATAAACAATAGCCCTACCAGCGCTGTTAGGGGCACCCGGTCCACCTTTTTGTTTTCCATCCATTCGCACACCACCGATAGGCATGCCAAGTCTACCAGCAAGATTATTGCCAATCACTTCATGAATGTCTTCGTTTTCTGCATGGGCACCACTTTGGTATTTTAAGAAAAACTTGTTTCCAGTGATGGCGTCGGTAAACATATGCATATTGTTGGGAATGTTGCCGTTAACACCACCACCAGCATCTGATTTAGAGAATCTTGTTGTTGCACCGTGTAGCGCTTCACCCAATAACTCATCAGGGACATCAGCCAAATCTCCACCTTTTTCTAGGTGGTCAATTGCTTGCTCCTTGGTATCCATACCTTTGTTCCCCAATGGAACGCTTTTCACATCAGGCAAACCGTCTTCACCTAATTTGTTCAGTTTTTCTGGTGCATGACCATCTTTTGCTTTTGGTGGTGAGACATCCCATCCACCTTCTGGTTCTGGTATGTCTGCTGGTCGTTGTGGTGGTTGCGCTGGTTGCTGTACGCGTGGAGCGTTCTGGTCGTTGACATTATTATTTGGTACAACAACTTGATTTCGTTGCCTAAATTCAATAGCAGCATCAATTTCGGCAAGTCTTAATTCGGCAGCGGAAACTCCGTCTTTTATTTTTTCTTTTTGTCCCCACATTCGCAATAAATTATCTCTGGCTTCGTCTCTTTCCCGTTCGCTACCATTCTTTTTACTCTGCCAGTCTTCAAAGGCTCTATCAAATCCTGCTTGAGCCTCTTTGAGAAGTTCTTGATCTCTAATTTTCTTTCCCAAAACTTCTTCTTTGGACATGTTGCGCAAATTATTGTAAGCGTTCGGCTTGTATCTTTCAATTTCCCCTTCTACTGCTTTGACTAAAGCCTCGTCTCTTTGCTGGTCAAACTCCCTGCGGGGGTTTATGTCTCTTGCTGGCAGTGGCGGTGGACCTGCTCGTCGTGCAGGTGCTTCAGGTTCAGGCTGTGGCGCTCCTGCTTGTTGCCCAAATATTTGTTGGTTAACAAAATTGCCACGAGCATTACGCTTATTGTTGTCATCGTAATACCGACCAAACCTTCTCTCTAGTTCGGCTTTTTCTTCGCCTTCAGGGAAGTCTGGTTTACGCCAATACGCATCTTCGGGTAGTCCGCGAAGATCGCCAAATCGGTTAACAACATTACGGATAGAACGATCGTCCGGTATGCTCCCTCCCAACTCGTCTGCTGTTGGGTTCCATGCGGGTGGTGGTGGAATTGGTGATGATTGTTCCGCTGGTCGTTCTGGTGGTTTTGGTGCGGGTTTTCTGCGTGGCACCTTTGTCGGTACAGGTTTTGAACCGTCAACAAAATCTGCTTCAGGTTTTCTTCTAACAGTTCTTTTTGCGCCTTGTTGTGTAGCGTTTCGTCGGCGTCGTCGTGGAGCATTTGGTGCGGGTGGTTCACCTGTGCGTGGTGCGCCGGGTTGAACTATTTCTCTGTCCATTCTTCGTGCTTCTGATTCACGGAGATTTCCTCTTCTCCGAGGTGCCCGTGCTGGTTCTCTTGCTGGTTGTTCAGCATCTCCGCCAACAGGGATTCTTGGACGAGCAGGAGGTTCTATGCGTGCAGGATTTTGAACAGCGATTCGTGGACGAGCAGGAGCGCGTGGAGTAGTTACTGGTTTTCCAGTTGCTCCACCATCTAACGCGTCTGCCAAACCGCGAGCGCCACGCTCAAGTAAGCCGGGTTTATCTTGACGAGCCAAAAACCGTTGCACACGCGCATTCCGTTTTGCCAAACGAGCATTTCGTTTACGGTCGTCAACATTTTCTAGCCGTTCACCAATATCTGCTATCTGGTTTGCGATTCTCCGAGCAACACCCCACCCGCAAGACCTTCCGTAACGGTCAGTGATTTGACCGCCATATCTTGTACCAACAGGGCAACGCCAACCACCACGGCGATTGGTGCCCGGAATAGACAAACTTGGATCCCAGAGAGCGCGAGCGCCTTTAACATCATAATTAAAAGTACTTGCAGTTTGCTCAGCGAGAAACGCGAGCGCCTTGTAATTCACTTCATTCTTGAGCATTTATTTTTTCTTCTTTGCGCTAACCAAGTCTGGTTTGATGAAGGTTTCGTACTGCCAACGAGGTGCTGTTCTTTCAATACCGTCAAGACCTGTGTAAGTAACGAGTTCTAGAGGCTTTGGAAGCCTACCAGTATCAGCGATGAACTTGAATGCGCCTTCGGATTTTTTGGCGAAATCCTCAATGTTAGAAATGATGTTGTCTTTAGTGCTTGATTCTGCAAGAGAGTTAATCATTCGTGGGAACTTGCGCTTCTCGCCGATGGTAAATGGTCGTGAACGCTCAATGCTTACGACTACTCCGTTCGGCGCAACGAACGAGATTCTGCTCATAGATGGTCCACCAAGAAGGGCAAGATCATCAGCACCTATGTCGGATGGGAGTTGCACTGCACGAACCATAGCACCGTCAACCATGTCAGGGTTCTCACTAAATGAACGAAGAACAGAAGATGGAACAACTGGTCGTAGAACAACACCATCTCGTCGGATCATTCGTCCTTCGCCTGCTGGTGCACCTTTGAGTGTTGATATTGATTGCTGTACGGAAGCGTTGAACTTATCTTTTTGGAAAGCGCCAGTTCGCGGGATTTGTGCCATACGACTAATTTGGATTGTGCGCGTGTTGCTTGGGTTACCTTCTAGAACTTCTGAAAGATTTTCTGCTCGTGCTGTTGGCAATTTTGGTGGTGCAAGTCTTCGGGCTGCTCGTGCGAGCAACGCTAGTGGTCCTGGTATTTCAAACAACTGCGCTCCACATGTTGAGAAACGGTTGTCTGTGAAACGACCACCATATTCAAAACCGCTCGGGCATCGTGCTTGACGCCTGCGATTAGGCTTGAGCCTGCTGAGCGCCCCACCGCCACCGCCGGGAATAAGTGCGCCATAAAGTCTTGAGCGAATAGGTGCGCTGAATGGGGATATGTTGCCCGGTGTTACTACTGAACCAACCGCCTGAGCGGCTCTACCAAGTCCACTTGAAGAACCAACAAGACCTGCTTTGATTTCCATGTCTTCAGCGTCATCTTTTTCAACACGGTATCCACCGCCACGCTTCTTGTATTCGCGAACAAGCCAAGCGTTTGCGTATGCGGACGGGTATACATTGAATTTCTTTTTTGCTTCGGCTTTTACTCGCGCATAAAGTTCTTTGTCCGTTGGGATATTCGCACCTTTTAATGTGGTCTCATCAGATTTGAATGTGGACACATTGATCGGCTTGTTTTCTTCTCGGTTACCCGCTGTTTCTGCACGACGCTTTCTGCGAACAGCGGAATCAATTTCTTCTGCGGACATTCTCATCGCTGTAGATTTCTTTACACACTTAGGGTATTTACCTGAATCTGCGTCTCCGCGACCACATGACTCAAATCCGCCACCTTTTTTCGGGCGTGAAATATCAACCCATTCTTCTTCAAACCATTTCCCTAATCCACCGCGCTTGGATTCATCACCGATAAAGGTTTCCGCACCTAGTTTTGATGTACGAGACTTTAGGTAAAGTTTTGCTTTAAAGTTTAGAAGAGCCCTACTTCCGTCAAGCGGAGTTTTACGAACATCTGATCCTTTAGTGAAAAGGAATTTTGTTTTTGCATTATCTGGGTTAAAATAAATTTCCTCACCAGAGACAATATTCGTCCGTTTCATAGCAGTTTTCATACGCATAGACATACGGAGTTTCCGTGCGAAATACTCAAAGTCTTGGTTGAGATAACTACTCATTTTTTGCCGATTCTTTCGGTTCTTCAGGTTCCGCTATTTCTGCGGGCAAGGTTGTCTTCCACTTTTTAGCCAACTGCCTTAAAAGTGTAATATTTTTTTCATCCAGCACATTAGTACTAACACTATGATACGACATTCCCGAGGTTGCTTTTTCAATAGTGTCCCTTTGGGACAGAAACAATTCGTTTGTCAAACTTGATGCGAACTTCGGGTCAGGGGCTACCACACCAAAAATGCCGTAATCTCCTTCCAGTAGGACATATGGGTTTCCCGAAACATCGGTGCTTGGGGTTACAAGGGCGTATCTCATACAACACTCGCTACAAGATCTTCTAATGCCGAATCCGCTTTAGGGGCAGGTGGTACAACAATGATGTCTGCCAACTGTTTTGGGGTCATCCCTTGCATTTCTCTTAGGCGTGACGCTGACTTTCTGATATCTGACTGCAACGTTTCTAGTTGCTCCAACTGCTCAGGGTTCATCGCAAATTCGCCTATCAAATTGCGATCCTTGACCATCTCGTCAAGTTGGCTCAAAAGGCGATCTTCCAATGAATCTGCGTCAATTTTCTGTATATCTTGTAGAACCTTTTCGGCTTCCCCAACTAGTTCGCCATGGCTTTCGGCTGATCTACCATGACGCAAAGTAAGTTCGTTGCCGACTGGATGATTACGAATACCTGAAGAAAATTTTTCTGCTGTATCACTAAATTCGTAAACGCTCATCACAAAACTATGGTCAATAGGGATGGCGTCAACACCATCGGAGTTTTCCGCGAACAGAATGTTCCCACTATGCCTATCTCCATTAGCCAAAACAATATCCATCACATGCATATGAACCAATTTTCGGCTATCAACTTTTTTCATCACTTCCGGATCAGAAGAAAGAATCTTCCCTTCGTATGAGTTATGAACCAGATCCGTAACAACACCCATAGCCGCCCTAGTTGGTGCTGCTTGAACCACGCGAAGCGAAGACGATGGATAGCCAAACTCCTCAGTTATTGACACAGCAAGAACCTCATTCACAGGTTCAAACCATCGGGATGCTCCACCCTTGGTCAGGGGTGCTTTGCTATGCGGAACATTCTCATCCCACATGGACTGCCGTGAAGCGTATTTGACACCAAACATTTGACCTGTTGACCTATCTCGGAAGCGATTCATCCCTACGACACCGCCACCAGTGCCAAGTAACTCAAATCGCTTTATTTCTGAAACATTGCCTTCAGAGTCGTAAACATCAATATTTTCTAGAATCGCGTCAAGTACCAAAGCATCACTTATTTCATTTAGTTTTCCGCCATTGGCAATATGCTGTGAAGCCTTCTCAACTGTGTCAATGTCTTTTTTGACAGTAGGGAGATCTCTTGAAATATTTCTTCCGTTTGCATCAGCAATACCTATAACAGGATCAAAATCTTTTGCCTTCGCAATAGTGCTATTGCCTTTCTTGAAACCGCTAGGCGATTTGACCACGGGTGGATCAGCCTTCGGATCCTCTTTTTTATCTTTGCGACGCTTTAATGTCGCTAGGAGGAAATTCTTTGCATCAACGGTGGCGTCTCGTTTAATCTTCCCCGCTACTGCTTCCAACTGTTCTTTTTTCTTGTCAGATATTTTCCCGCGCCTATGAAGCGAGTCAGTAGCAAAGTCCAATAGTTGCGCACCGCCAGACTTCAATAAAACCATACCGAAAAGCGTAGATTGTGTCATTGAATCTGAACCATCTGCGTACATGTAATCCATTGTTTGCAGGGCAATCATCGCCGCTGCTTTTGAACCATTTTTTACTTTTTCAGATTTGAAAATTACCCGAGCGCCATCAATCAATTTCCCAGCCATGGAAGCCGCCCCGCGTGCTGCTGATTCAGCAGAAGGGGTGAGGCAGTTGGACATCTGCATGTCGGTGAACTGATTTGCGTTAGGTGTACCGGGTGGGCATCGCAACTTACCCAAAGAATCAACTATCACCCCCGCAGCGCGCGCCGCTCTATGACCGACGGAGGTTAACTCTGGTCGGTCTTTTACAGTAGGTCCAAGGAAACCTTTGAACAGCAAAACATTCTCTTGAACAGCAGCAACAGATTTGCGGTATTCTGCAACTCTCTCGTTTGCGTCAAAAGCGCGAGACGATTTGATCATCGCCTCAACCAACTATTTGTCGCTAGATTCTGACGCTTTGTTAAAGAAAGAAAGTGGAACAACATCATCATCCTCTGCATCTTTTTTCTTAGAAGGCTTTTTCGTTTCCACTTTGGTTTCTTGTGCATCCTCAACAGGTTCATCAACGCTGATCTCTACTGATGCAGGTGTTTCAACTTCCAACACTGCTTCTTCAACGACAACTACTTCCTCTTTGACTTCAACCTCAACAACAGAAATCTGAACTTCAGGCGTCTCAACTACGGGCACTTGTTCTTGTTTTGTGTCAAAAGCAAGACCAGAAGTGTTCACTGAGTCAAAAGGTTGGTTTTCTTTTTTCATTAAATGTCGCCAAGACCTGTTTCAATTTCAAGCATTTCAAGTTCCATCAAACTGCTTAGGAACTCTTTCGCTTCGTCATCCAAAAGAGTCTTTTCTTCCGACCATTCGGCAGGAATCATGTCTTCTTTGTCAAGTTCCATTGCACGCTTCTTGATATGTGCTTTTGCTTTTTCTTTATCTTTTGCGCGACCGTAAGACATGATTGCGTTCTTCAAGTCTTCTTCATCCTTGATTGGGTATGAGCCGTCTGGCAAAGCCATTCCGCCCTTAGCCATTTCGTCACGCTCATCTTCGCTGTACATTGCCTTAAGGGCAACGTCGGCTACTTCTGCATCAATGTCTGCGGCTTCTTCGGGATCGTATTCATCAAATCCGAGGATCTCACCGTCAACACCAACATAAACATCGTATGACTTTCCGTCTACGCCTTCAATTTCTACAGCGTAAGCGTCGTAACCGTCAAACATGTCGGCATCAACAGAAACAACTTCGCCTTCAATTGACTTGGTTGCAATATCTGAAGCCTCGCTGAACGAGATTACTTTTTGTCCGGGTACGGTTGCTACTTCACCAATCAAATCTTCATTCAAAAGGTGCCAGCCCATGCACTCGCCTGACGAACCATCAAAGTAAGCCTCAACTGGCTTTCCATCTTTGCGTTGAACATCAACAACAAAAACATCAACTTCGTCTGCGTAGCCAGAGTCAAGAACTTTTCCTGCGAACATGCTTTCTGCCATGCCTTCAATTTCAAGCAGGCTTGGCATTGTGTCTTGTTGTTCACATCCACCTGGGCATGATGCACAGATTTCTGAACCGCCCGCATAGACGCGACGCTCAATGGCGCAAACAAAAGCAAGATCGTCATAGTCGGCAGACTTGACGCCCATTGTTTCCATGCGCTTAGCGCGAGCCTTCTTGCGTTGCTCCATCATCTTTTCAATCTCGCTGTACATCTTCTCTTCTTCATCATCAAGATCTTCGGGCATGTCTTCTTCGTCGTCTTCTTCTTCCATATCTACGACTTCAGTAGGCTTCTTTTTCTTTTTTGCAGGAGCAGGGGTCATTCCCTCTTCCATCATTGCGAGATCTTCTTCCATCTTTGCTCCCTTTTCGTCTGAAGCGGAAACCCACTCAGATTTTTCGGTTGCTACTTCTGGTGCTGCGTCAGCAGGTACGGCTTCTTCCGTTTGCGTGACAGCCTTTGCTCCACACTTGCCACAAACTTTTGCTCCCGGCTTGTAGCCACATTCTGCTAACTCCAAACCTTTGGCGCATTCAATTCCGCCGTCTGCAAGAAGTTTTACTGTTGGTGTTTCGCTAGCCATGTTCGTGGACTCCTTGTAGTGCATTGTTTTTGCAATACACTTTGTTGGATTAGAGCAAACAGAGCATGGCGTCAAGCGTTTATCGCCTGACATCAGACACTGATATTTTGCTGTTTTTTGTGGTAAACCTGTTATTGAAGTATAACCCATATTAGTGTTTTGTTTTTGTTACAAATGGAACAGTCTTAAAAACCGTTTTTTTATTTACATTGAGTCCATGATGTTGAGCAACGCATCAAATGCTTCGTCCTCTACACCATCAATCTCAACGATCACTCCGTCCTCGGTGACTTCTGATTTGATTTGATAATAATCCAGAATTGGATCCAAAAGTTCTTTGACTTCGTACAGTGACCGTTCAGCAGAAGAAACCATGAGAGTTTCTTTCTCATCCAACGACAATGACTTAGCCTCAATCTCTGAAGCCACACCACCCGAACTCAACACTTCCTTGAGAAGGTTGAAAGCGTTCTGTAGTTTTGTCATATTCCGTGAACTGATAACCCGTCCTGCTTTGACTTCAATGTCTTCATCGGCGTCTTTGCCCATGAGTTCAGCAATAGCCGCCATCAGCATGCCCATCATCTGCTTAGGGTCTTTGCCTCCGCCACCGCAACCACAGTCATCATCGTCGTCAGAGTCTTTGTAGTAAGGCATTTCCATAACTCCGCCGTTATCATCATCGCCTTCCATGACCCAGTTTTTCTTATCTGCCATGTAGTTGATGAAATCGGGCTCATCATTCATGAATTGTTTCAGAGCCTCATAAGCCTTTTCGTTGCCTTCGTCTTCGTTCTCAAACTCAACATCTTCCATTTTCATGGTTTCTTCTGTTTCATCTGATTCTGCCAAACGGTCAGCCATAGCCTCCATCATTTCGTAACCCTTTTCCTCAGAGTCAAGGAAGTCAAATATTGACTTAATTTCTTCTTCGGTCATGGTTTCAAGCGATTTGCCGGGCTTGAGTACTCCCCTAAGACGGTTATTGAATTCGTTGTCGTCCCAGTTCAACTTGCGTAGTTTGCCACGACAGTTCTTCATGCCCGGATGATGACATCCTTCGTTCGGCCAGAGACCAGTTGTTTCATGGTGAAGCCAAGCGCAAATATTGCTCAACGGGTAAAGTTCAGGGTGGTTGGCGAGAATTACGCGACAACGACGGAATCCACCCGGCTTTTTCATAATTGGGCGCCAGTAGCGGAGCAGTTTTTCAAGGTTTCCACGACGCGGACCGTATCCACGGGTACGGGCGGTAACAATTTCTTGTGGAATGATGCCACCAAGTGGGTCAGCCTTTTCAGGTGACTTTGGTTTCACGCCTGCTGGTACTTGAGGATCCGCGTCAAGGTTGTATCGGTCTTCGTACCTGCGTTCAGCGTCAGAACCGCTTGGCTTATCTCCATCAACATTGATGTAAACAACCTGTGGCTTTACCCTTGTGGCTTCGCCAATCATGAATTGTCCATCTTCGTAATGGTATGAAACGCGCATCGTCATGATGCCTTGACCTTCTACACGGTGGTCAAAAATTGCGCTATTTGCATCTGATTCACGAATCCTTACCGCGCCACCAAACTTCTTTGCCAAGGCAAGGGGAAGGTTTTCTTCACGACTGCGGTTTGGCATAGGTGCATCAATTGCGTCATCGTCTTGTTCTGGCTTCGCTTCTGCCTGTGGCTTATTGCGTTGCATGTTGCTCGCCATGAAGCGTGCAAGAAGCGAACGACCCGCTTCAGTAATGTTGCCATTTTCTTCACGCATGTAACCTTTTTGGTCATTGCCTTCAAATGACTTGATTGAGATTGTTCCCGTAAGTTGGTTTGCGCCGTGAAGAACAGGGCTTGCTTCGTACAGTTCAACCTTCTTCAATACGTTTGCTTGGCGCTGTGGGTCAAAATCAGCATCAAGGGTTTTGTAGCCGATTGACCACTCTTGCTCTTCGCCGAAGAAAGCAACATCAGCAAAAGCCTGACGACCGCGTTCTGATTTCAGATTGAACTGAACTTTGGCATATAGACCGCCAATACCAGCGGCACGCATCTTCATTGGAAGTCGTGGATCCGATGGTGGAACTTCGTACATTTCAAGAACTTTGCCGATTGGCTCATTCCAGTTGTGACCCCAAACAACACGGGGTTTGCGCCTCTTGAGGCTGTCTGTGAAAGCGCCCGGAACGATGATGTCGCCGACACTGTCCTTGTTGCCAATTCCCGCAACGAAACATTCAACTACGCCTTGCGCTTCGTCAATGTTGAACTGACCTTGTAGCGCCTTGTATTGCTGTGTTTCGGTCATCGTCGTAGACATGGTTCTCCAATTAAAAGTTGTTTATTAAACAATAAACTATTTGGAGTCCCAAAACGGGAACACTTTAAGTATAACCCCTGTATTTTACTGAAAATACTATTCAGTGAAACCAAAACGCAAACGGCAACGACAATTGAAAGTCAATGCAGGCGGAGCAACTGGATCACCGGGAAAGCGCAATGCAAGACCATCAACGATGAACCCGTCACCGAACTCAACCGTTTTGCCTTCAAGGAATTTGTGAGCATTACGCACACGCGAATCTTTGCGAGTAATCCAAGTTTTTGTCATACCAACATTGTTTTCCTTGCCAGCCAAGAAGACACCGCCGTTGTATGAAGCCTGAGCCTCATGTTCGGCAATATCCCTGCGACGCTTGGAAATTAGTTTCAAGAAAATGGCGATCAAAGCCAAGCGCAAAAGCACCGAACGCTCTTCTTCGTCTTCTTCCATCAGCGCAATGGCTATAGCCGCTGCAATTTCTTCTGCCGTTGTGGTGTTCGCCTGTTGTATACGCTCTATTTGTTGCTGAGCAAGTTTCTCAACCTCTTGTGGCTCCATCACTACATTGCTACTAGTGCGGGAGGCGACATACTCTTTGGCATCAGTGTAGATAGCCAAAATGATTGGCTCTAGATCTTCTGCTAGTTGCTTGTCCCAAATCTCGCGATCAAAAATCATGTCAACTGTTAGCACACCGCTAGATATTGACTTCACTCCTCGTTTGCCAAAAGCCTTCTCCAAAACAACTCGTTGCTGTCTTTCAAAGATGCGCTCAAGAGCACGGTCAAGTATTTCCGTCCATCTGTCTGTATCTGTGTCGGCTTTTGTTTCTAGTTCTTGTACAAACTTCAGTTGCATTTCATGCTGAATTTTTTCAAACTCAGAAAGTTGCTGATCTGGTGTTAGTGCCGCCGTATCCGTAGGTTGAGCAGGCATATCAGGCGCTGGAACTGGTGTTGGTGGTGCAGGAACAGGCATCTCCATCGCGCCTTCCTGTGGAGGCAGACCCGGAGGCGCGGCGTTTGGATCAACACCCGCCATGTCAACTGGCTGTTGTTCTTCAGGCTTAAACGGCTTCTCTGTGTTCGCAATTGGCGTAAGGTTCGGGTTGGAAAGCAAACTGTCAGCAAGTTCAGAATCAACTTTTTTACGACCAGTAGCAGTACGGTATTCATTCAAACTGATGAGACCCTGTTGGAACTCGTCCATCACATATCGTTCGCGTTCTTGTTTTGCGAGAATCAGAATTGGAATGTCTTCGGTGTCAAAGTCAACATAGTATTTATCGTCAAGTTCATCAAGTGCTCGCGCCAACGTGTGAAGGTGTGGAGCCATTGTCTCCATCCAAAATACACGGAGTTCTTCAGAAGCATTAGAGAAAGTTCTCCCCGAGGCGTTACCGATTACAGATTCAGGAACACCAAAGGCGGCGAAGATTTCGTTCTTCTGTATTTCTCGCATCTGCGTGTAAGCCGCATCTCGTGGTGAAGCAGAAGTGTCCACATAATCAACACCAGACTCTGAAGCGATCACTGTTGTTGATCCTGTTCGTGAAATGTTTCCACGGAACCTGTTCTTCAACTCTTGCTTGTCATCGTCTTCCATGTCGCCTCTAACAACGAGAAGACCGCCCGGGCGTCCGTCGTTGATGAGATAGTTGCGGTTATAAAGTTTTGACAGGTTCTCTAACTCAATAGCGATACCAGCAGACTCCATTGGGGTCATTGAAAGATATGGATCAAGCGGGTGTGGTCTGCGAATCCAACACACATCTTCAGGCTTTAGAACAAACTTTGTTCCGTTACGCATATCAACTTCAAAACCTTGCACGAACTTCTTTGCATCAGGAATCGGTGCTGTGTACTGTGGCGGGAGAAGTTGAAGGGCGATAATTTTTCCGTCTCGCGAACGAACCTTCTCAATGAATACGCCTCTTGTGCTCATCAAGAGTTGAGCAGAAACGCGGTATCTGAAAGCAAAAGAGTTTTCGCCTTCGTTTGACTTGGAGTTAAAAATCTCTAGTAGGGGCTTGTTGTCTTTTGTTTGCTCGCCTCGCTGATCGTTGCCTTTACGAAGAATTACGGGGAGTCTTGCTTGGTTTCCTGCGATTGCATCTATGCAACGAAACACCCAAGTAACTTTTTGCATTCCCTCGCGGTATGCACGGTCAATATCCCAACCATCTTTATACGGTTTCCCAACTCGTCCCATGTCAAAAGCAATGGGCGCACCGGGATTGGACATTGCCTTTTCGGCGCTGTTTCTGAGATCTTTATTATTTTCGCTATTCCACGCCATTATTCAGATCCCAACAAGTAACCATAGATTCCGCAGGTTACTCCAAGGGCGATCAAGCCCGCTGGTAGGAAAATGAGACCCGTACCTATTGAAATTCCTGCGACGAATAAAACCATCAAACAGTTTGCAAGGTTGCGGCGCGTGAAGAAAGATTGTAATTTTCGTAAAATGTTCATTTAGACCGTCACCTTAGCAAATGAAAGACCTATGCAATACTACAGTATGTATCTAACTATTTTTACGAGGACTAATGGCTGACTGGAATAAAATTTACGAGTATCTCCAACCGAAGGAATCTTTGTTCTGTCCTGAAGAGGCTTCTCTGACTCAAAAAGTTTTTTTGCGTAGTTATGCGTTGGAGGGTCTGTTCGGTGGGGCTGCTGGTGGGGGTAAAAGTAGCGCCTTGCTTATGGCGGCTTTGCAGTATGTAGATGTCCCAAATTACTCTGCGATCCTCTTTCGTCGCACCTACGCCGACTTGGCGTTGCCGGGTGCTTTGATGGATCGTTTCCGAAACTGGGTTATGTCCTACGAGGATGTCCACTGGAATGCGAACAGTTATGTGGCTACTTTCCCTTCTGGCGCCCGTGTTTCCTTTGGCTATCTCAATAACACCAACGACTACCTTCGTTACAAAGGTTCTGAGTTTCAGTTCAT